AACAGATTATTTAGAAATGTACGCTTACATTTCAGGAACATCACCTGTATTTGATTATTTAGCTGATTCCAATACTTGCTTTTTTAATGCACACCTAGTGAGCGTATAATGTCACCACACGAGGAACTATAAGATGTTTGGCATCAGTGCATTTAAGAAGTAGTTAATGAAAGACTTTATCTGGTATTTGAGCGTAGCATTAGGAGTAGCGTTTGGGTTACTCGTGACAGAGTATGCTCTTGCCGATAATAAAACAATAATACAATATCAGGGCCAACCTGTGCCAAGTGCGATGGCTCCGAGTATGTCAGCATTTAGTCAGGACGTGTGTGCAGTTCCTGTATCTGGAGGAGCGAACACAGGTGTCTTTGCAATTTCAGGGGGGACTGTTATGACAGACGATAACTGCGTAAGACTAAAGAATGCAAAGGCACTCCATGACATGGGGCTAAAGGTAGCAGCAGTGTCGTTACTCTGTAAAAACCCAGATGTCTGGGATGCTATGGAAATGTCTGGCAGTCCTTGCCCTGTTGGTGGTTCAGTGGGTGATGCAGCAAGATTGGCGTGGTGGGAACTAGAACCTGCTAGATTTAAGAAATTATACGGTCAGAACTATGAGGTAAAAAAGTCTCAGGTGAAAGATGAAGAAGCTACTACTTACCCTTATAACCCTGACAACGTGGAGTAATTATGGATATACATGGTATTGTACTTACAATCAAAACGAAAGTGGTTGGTATGATGGAACGAGTATGGTCTGCACTGACATCAGCGTGGAAGTGGCTCTGGAACAACATTACTGCGTTTGGCACGCACCTAATGACCCGTACTGTGACGTTTATCAAGCGTGCAGTAACTCAGTTGAGTATAGGACTTTATCGTGCAGTGAGCCGAACACTGTTGGCGTGGTTAATGAAGTTAGGGATTATTATTGTCAAACCAATACATATGGGCCTTGGGTCACTACTTCAGAAAATTGTAGCCCAGCACCAGCGACTTGTATTGATACTGCAGAGACAAGGGAAATAGCATGCGATTCAGGTTACGAAGGAACAATAACTCAGATAAGGCAGTTCAACTGCTCAACTCCATACGCAGACGGTGTGTGGTCAGATTGGGTAGAAACAAACAGAAACTGCACGATGAGCGTGACGGACCCCGTATCGCCGTTATCAACGACTATTCCCCAAGCCCCTTCGGATGGTTCTTCAACAGACCCAACAAACCCAGTCTCCACCAGTGTACAACCTCCAGCAATAGACAATGTAACTGCACCGGAGAATGCGCAGGTGTTGACGACGACTATGCCGGATTTAGTGCAACCGAAGGAGGAGTCTTCCGAGACCCAACCGAAACAAGAATCGAAGAAAGAAGAAAAGAAAGAGGATACTACGAACAACTCAGAAGAAACAGAATCGCAGCAAGAATCAGAGCAAAGCGAAGAAGAGAAGGACGAGGAAGAAACGGAGCAAGCGCCTGACGTACCAAAAGGCAAAGAATTAGTTCCAGGGTTTGGGCTAACCATGTCACTGGACGTATTAAACTCTGGGATTCAGATAAACGAGATACAACTGAATGATGTATTAACTCTTGTACAGGAACAAGAATATGACAGACAACAAAACATTCTCCTTGACCTTGTCTTCCAAGACGATGTTGACGCTGGTCTTGACAGCATTGCCAATATTAGGTGGCGGAGCTTATTACGGGATAACCCTTTACAACAAGATGCTTTCGGTGATTAATAAGTTTGACGCGAACAAGGTTATATTATTAGAAGAACAACTGAGTGAGCAACGTGAGAGATATGTTGAGCTGATGCAAATGAATGTTAGATTACAGGAAAAAGCAAGTGAAGCTATAGCTCAAGCCCGTGAAGCAAAAGCTGTAAGTACAGGTACAGCAAGGGAAGTAGACGCATCGTTAACAAGTATTAGAAGCGAAGTTGCTTCGCAGATTGACGCGGTTAAGGATAAAATGAAGGCATTACAAAAAGCGACGACGAACCCATTAGCTAAATAAGGAGTATAAATGTTAAGCATAATTTCAGGTATATTAGGTTTTGCAACATCAGGTTTACCTAGTGTTTTAGATTTCTTCAAACAAAAAGGAGATCAGAAGCATGAACAAGCGATGGCTAGATTGGAAATGGAACGAGCCATGGAAATGGCTAAAGCTGGTTATGCGTCACAAGAACGCATCGAAGAGTTCCGAACGGATCAAGTCGAGATGGAAACCTATGCGCAAGAAAGACTCGCACTCTACAAACACGATGCTGAAATCTCGAAGAATGCATCTACTTGGGTTATTAATCTCCGTGCTAGTGTTCGCCCCGTTATCACCTATCTTATGCTTTTTGTTCTTTTATTTGTCGATGTGGTAGGTTTAATATGGGCTATTAAGTCAGGCGTAGATTTTGCTACTGCGATGGAAATAGTTTTTAGCAATGAAGAAATGGCAATCTTTGCAAGTATTATAGGGTTCTGGTTTGGCAGTAGGAGATGGGATAAAAAATAGTGAAAACATCAGAGACAGGTATACACCTCATCAAGTTTTTCGAGGGGGTTAGGTATAAGCCATACATGTGCAGTGGTAATGTATGGACTGTCGGTTGTGGTCACGCACTATATCCTAGACAACTATGCATGAATTTAGCTGATAGAGCTAAGTTTGATTTAAAACCAGAAGATAACAGAGAATGGACGAAAGAAGAGGTAGATGGATTACTTAAATACGACTTACAACGCTTCGAGCTGGGAGTACTTCGTTTGTTGGGTTCTGTGCAACCAACACAAGCTGAGTTTGATTCTCTTGTCAGCTTTAGCTTTAATCTTGGTTTGGGGACATTTCAGCGATCGACAGTTCGGTCGGCATTTCTACGAGGTGATAAAACGCGTGCTGGAGAAGTTCTTCTAAAATATTGTCGTGCAGGTGGTCGTGTATTAAAAGGATTACAAAGACGTAGAATGGCAGAACACGCTATGTTTATGTCTGGAGCTTAATATGGCATTAAAGAAACTAACATTTAGACCAGGTATCAATCGTGATATAACTAACTATTCACAAGAAGGTGGATGGTATGCCTGCGATAAGATTAGGTTTAGAAAAGGCTACCCTGAAAAAATAGGTGGTTGGACAGTTGTAAACTTTGACGCTTTCAAAGGTACTTGTCGTGCTATTTTAACCTATGGCACAACAGACAATGCACAATTAGTTAACTTTGGTACTAATGCTAAAGTATATGCAATGTCTGGTACAACTGTCCATGACATCACTCCTCTTAGAGCTACGTTTACTACCACTGCTACAGACAATATGTTTGAAACGGTGGACACTTCAACGACATTAACAATTAATTTAGCAGGGCATGGAGCTTCAACAGGAGACTTCGTTACTTTTACTGGTTCAACAGATGTAGGCGGTATTCCAGCAGCAGAAATAAATACTGAACATGAAGTTACTCGTGTTGTATCAGGTAATGAATTTGAAGTCACAGTAACTACGGCAGCAACATCAACTGTAGCAGCAGGTGGTGGTACAAGTATCACAGCAGCATTTCAAATATCTATTGGGTATGGTAGTTCTACTTATGGTTATGGTTGGGGCGCAGGTACTTGGGGGCGTGGTACTTGGGGTTCAGGTGCATCAACTCCTGTATCTTTACCAGAAAGACTTTTATTCCTAGAACAGTTTAACAACGATATGATATTTAATATCCAAGATGGTGAAATGTATTATTGGCAATATAATGCAGCTTTAACAAGTAGAGCAACTGCTTTAAGTTTATTGACTGGTGCTAGAGCTGTACCACAACAAGTAGGCAAAGCTATGTTTACAACTAGCGGACATTTATTAGCCCTAGCTTGTACAGAATATGCAAGAGCAACTACAGCAGGACAAACTATATCAAGCATTACTAATGTAACTACAACTGCCACTGTAACAACTTCAGCAGCACACGGACTAGATGTAGGTGACTGGGTAGAATTAAGTGGTCAAACTCCGATTGCTTATAGGGGTGAGTTTCAAGTTACTGAAGTTCCATCAACAACCACATTTAAAGTAGTTTTATTGTCAGACCCAGGCGGTAGTGCTACAACTGTAGGTACTTATGTATCTATAGATTACTCAGGTACTTATGACCCATTATTAATTAGATGGGCTGATGTTAATGCAGATACAGGACCTGTTCCAGAAGAATGGAAACCAACTGTTACTAATTCAGCAGGTTTCTTAAGAGTTAAAGGTGGTTCTAAAATTATTACTGGATATAACACTAGACAAGAAACACTTATATTCACTGATACAACTTTAAACTCATTACAGTTTTTAGGTACAGATGAGGTGTTTGGTCTACAAAGTATTACATCTAATATTAATATTACTGGACCTAATGTAATTACTGAAGCTAATAACATTGTTATGTGGATGGGGCATGACCAATTCTTCCTATATGATGGTCGAGTACAAACATTACCATGTACACTAAAACAGTATATCTTTGATGATATAAACTTAGGTCAAGCTAACTTATTCTTTGCTGGTAGTAACAGAGAGTTTGATGAAGTAATTTGGTTCTATTGTTCTGACAACGCAGTAAACATAGATAGATATGTCATATACAACTATCAAGAACAAATCTGGTATTATGGAACACTTAATAGAACTGCATGGTTTGATTCTCAAATTATTAATTATCCTCTCGCTGCATCTAACGGATATATTTATAAACATGAAGATGGTATTGATGATGGTCAACCTTTATCTGCAGCAGCACAACCTATTAATGCATACATTCAGTCAGCAGATTTAACTATAGAAGATGGCGAAAGATTTGTATTAACTAAGAGAGTTATACCTGATGTTAACTTCACTACATCAGATGCAACATCAACTCCTGAAGTAGAAATGACTGTTGGTGTACGTAATTTCCCAGGTGCATTAGTAAGCACTGATGATGTAGCAGGTAATACTTTAACTCGTGATGTTATTACAACAGCAACAATTGACCAATATACAAACCAAGTATTTGTAAGAGCTCGTGGTCGTCAAATGAACTTTAAGATTGAGTCTAATAAAGTTGGAACTCAATGGGGATTAGGTTCTGTAAGAATAGACTTTAAACCTGATGGTAGGAGAGGTTAATGTCACACGAAATAAAACCTGTAACTCCTCCTAATTTAATTGCTGCTACTAATGAATATTCAAGAACAAGAAATGAACAGTTAAATAATGAACTTAGACTTTATTTTAATAGATTAAATGCTAACATCAATACAATATCAAGTACTGCGGGTGGGTCAGCAATTAGCTTTCCACACATTGTGGCTTATTCAGATGCAGATCAATATGCTGGCGGAGATGATACCCCTACAATAGTTAGCTTTAATAATACCTCTGATAATGTAGGATTTACATTTAATACAGATGGTACAGCTAATGCATTGTATGATGGCACTTACAAAATTGAGTATAGACTACAAGCAGTTAATACAGAAAACGTAGCTTTAGATGTAGTAGTCTGGCTACAAGTTAACGGAGAAGATGTTGCTGATTCAGCAACTAAATACACAATACCAGCTCGAAAGAGTGCAGGGGTATATTCTTATAATATATTAGCAAGCTTTGTGTCTTGGGAAACTTTAGAGAATGATAAATTTGCCTTATATTGGGCTACGGAACAAGCATACGATTCAGGTGTAACTGATGGTATATATTTAGAAGCTACTGCCGCACAAACAAGTCCTTATGCTCACCCAGAGATACCTTCATCTTATGGGGTTATACAGTATATAGGCAGGGAATAATATGGTATTATACGATTTATTAACAGGTTAATATTATGGATAGCAAGAAACAAGCGCAAGGCATAGCCGCACTCGGTCGTTATGGTGATACTACGTTGATGCATATGCGTCCTGACGAGGTAGCACAACTTACGGCTATATCAAGAGCCGGTGGTGGCGACATTACAATCAACCCTAAAACAGGAATGCCAGAAGCATTTTTAGGTGACTTTTTTAGTGCTTTAGCTCCAACTATTGCTGGCGCTGGGTTAATGGCTACAGGTGTTGGCGGTGCTTATGCTCCGTATTTAGCAGCAGGTGCAGGCGGTTTAACTGCTTATGCACAAGGTAAACGAGATCCATTAAGTATTGGTATGGGCGCACTTGGTGGTTATAGTGGTGGTCAAATGGTAGGAAATTTACCTGGTGGGGCTGCACCTACACCAACTGATGCGGCTGGAGCTACTCCGGCAATAGAACCAGGTACAACTGCTACAGCTGTATATAGTCCACAAGGAGCAGAAAGTGTAAGTATGTTTACTCCTCAAGGGCAAGGAGGTAGTTTAGGTTTTGGGCAGTCTGTGGGTGATGCTGTTAATGTGGGTGTTGGTTCAACTCCAGTAGAATCCTTTCAAACTCCAAGACCCGTATTTGAACAACAAAGCTTAGGACCTATATCAAATGCGCCAAGACCTGATTTTAGTGTAGCTCCTACTGGAGGGTTTGACGGAACAACTACTGGTAGTTTAATAAGTAATGCTACAGATAATATAACTTCAGGTATACAAACAGGAGCCCAAAACATAATGGGTAACTTGAAGAAAACTGGAGAAGGTATAAAAGAACTCTTCACAAAAGAAGGAGCGATGGACGACTATATCTTAAGACAGGGTGGTAGAAGAGTTGATCCGGTTACAGGAGAAGTTATTGAAGAAGGTAGTAAGCTTGCGGGATATGTTAAAACAGGATTACCATTTGCTGGCGCAGGCTACGAAGCATACATGAAAGATGTCTATGCAGGGTTACCTAAATATGAAGACTCAGCTGGTATGTATGATCCAACAAGAAAACTAAACTTAGGCATGGATACAGGCTTACGTCTATTAGCACAAGGCGGTAAAGTAGAAAAATTTGCAGAAGGTAATGTTGTAAGAGACCAAAGCTATTATGGTATTGAGCCTCAATATCAACAAGTAAATACTCAGCCAGGTATGGGATATTCAGTAGGACCGTTACAAGGATATAATAACCCTTATGTGCGAAACGTTCGAGTTCCAGTTCAAGGCTTCGTTGATGTAGGTGGTAAATTCAAAGCTGACCCTAAAGGTGATATCACCGACATGGAGTACGAAAAAAGATTTAAATACGTAACAGAAGGCGTTAAAAAACCTGAAGATCAAGATGGCGACATGGATGCTATCAGTAAAGGGGCTCAGGCAGGTATGGGTATAAACCCAGTAGTAGCATTAAATCTTGCCCAAGGATATGCAGAATCACAACAATCAGGGTTAGAAGAACAAGGCTTAGGTCAATTACGTAAAGGTGGTGCTGTTAAATACCAACAAGGTGGCAAAACTACTGCTGAAATGAACACAGCAAAAGCAGCAACACCTCCACCAGCTACTACTTTAGATATGATGGTAGCTAAAAAGAATGAAGAAGAAATGGCTAAACAAGGTATACCGGCAGGTATAAATATAGAAGCTATTAAAAAACAAGCTGGTATGGCTGACGGTGGATTAGCTGGATTAACACCAGACGATGGTAAAATGCTAGAAGGTGCTGGAGACGGTGTAAGCGATGATATTCCTGCTATGATAGAGGGTGAACAAGAAGCTGCATTGTCAGATGGAGAATTTATAATACCAGCAAGAATAGTATCTGAACTAGGTAATGGTTCTTCTGATGCTGGCGCTGAAAAGTTATATAGTATGATAGATAGAATACAAGCATTACGTTCAAAAACTATCGGCGATAATAAAGAATACGCGAAGGATACAAACGCAGAAAGGTTTCTACCTGTTTGAAGCGAGTTGAATTAGTAAATCCTAACCATGTATATCATGTGTGGGATAAAGTAGAAAAACATTTAGAAGGTGGATTAAGTAAATCAGGTGGTGAGTATAATATACATCATCTAAAACAATATCTAACTTCAGGACAACAAACACTGTTGGTTATTATAGATGAAGAACATAATATTCACGGTGCAATAGCAATAGAGTTTACCAACTTTCCAAATGAGCGTATAGCTTATATAACTTCGATAGGTGGTAGACACATGACTTCCCCAGATTTATGGGAACAGTTTGAAAATATACTTAGACAACTGGGTGCAACGACAATAAGAGGTGGAGCACATGAATCAGTCGCTAGGTTATGGAGAAAATTATTTAAGTTTGAGCAGCGTTACATCGTTGTGGAGAAAAGATTATGATGTGGTTACATAAAATATTAAGTCCTAAATTTTGGGTAGAAATGTTTACCTTCTATGGTGGCGGTTCGTCAGGCGGCGGGGGTTCATCTACGACTAAATCTGTTACAACTAACCTACCTGAGTATGCGCAACCGTTCTATGAAGAATTACTAAAACAATCTGGTAAACAGATTTATAAGACAGGTCCTTCAGGACAGGTAACTGGTATCAAGCAGTATCAACCATATACAGGGCAACGCGTAGCTCCATTTAGTGCTGAACAACAAGCGGTACAACAAGAAGTTGCAGGTATGACTACACCAGGTCAGTTTCAAACTGCAGCAAGTACATTAGGTACGGTAGGTAGTCAAGCAGGTACAGCAGCTCAAGCAGGGCTTCAACAAGCATTAGCTTATCAGCCAGGCACTATCACTCCACAACAAGTGCAGACTGGACAGTTTACTCAGCCGGGTGTAGCTCAAAGTTATATGGACCCTTATACACAAGCTGTAGTTGACGTACAAAAAAGAGAAGCCTTAAGACAAGCTAATATACAAAAGAACCAAGCGGCTATGGCTTCTATCGGACGAGGCACATTTGGTGGTGGTCGTGAAGCTTTAATGAAAACAGAACGTGACCGTGCTACACAAGACCTACTAAATAAAATACAAGCTGAAGGTGGTTCAAGGGCTTTCCAACAGGCTCAACAAGCATTCCAAGCTGACCAAGCAAGACAACTACAAGCGGCACAAGCTAATCAACAGGCAGCTCTACAAGCAGCTCAAATGGGTCAACAAGCTCAACAGTTTCAAGCAGGTCTTGGTAAAGATGTAGGGTTAGCTGGATTAGGTACAGGGTTAGAGACTGCAAAAGCAACAGGTCAATTAGGTGCTACAGAGCAAATGGCAAACCTTGAAAGACTCAAAGCTCAAGCTGCAAGTGCAGGTGAAAAACAAGCATTACAACAAGAGATTAATAACTTGAAGTATCAACAGTTCAAAGAAGCTCAAGATTACCAAAGAGGTCTCTTGGAGTATCAATCAAACATTCTACGAGGTACTGCAGGTGCTCTTGGTTCTACTCAAGTGGCTTATGCTCCAGCACCAAGTTTAGCATCACAACTAGGTGGTCTAGGTCTAGCAGGTCTAGGTTTATACAACATTCTAGGTAAACAGGGTTAATATTATGTTAGAAGAAAGATTTGCAAGTCATTTAAGAGCTACAGATGCAAACGGTAACTATATAACTAGCGATGAGAAGTTACTAAATTACTTACAAGATCCAGGCACTATCCCTAGTATATTAGTGTTAGGTGAAGTAGAGCGTCGTCAAGTAGAGAATAAACAAAGACAACAAATGGAAGCGCAAGCAGCAGGTCCTATGCCTACAGTAAAAGATCAAGCATTGATGCAACAAGCTAACGCTCAAAATATGATGACAGGTGGTATTAGCAATCTAGGTGCACAAAGACCTGATATGACTAATGTGCCTCAACCAACTGAAATGACAGCTGCAGATAGAGCAAACATGCCAGGTTTACCTGTGCTTGCAAAAGCAGGAGGTTATGTATCAGAATTCAAAGAAGGTGGCGTAGTTGGTTATCAACTAGGTGGTAATGTTAATATACCGTCAAACACTGTATACCCTAATTATTTAGATCAGCCTAAAGCATTTCAAGGGTTTGACGCTAACATACAAGCTACACAAGATAATATATTTGCGTTGAAAAAACGTCTAGCTGAATTGAAAAGTGAACCACACGAAAGACCACTATTAATAAGCCAAGTTGAAGCGCAACTTAAAGCTGAACTAGACTATTTAAATGCACCTAAAACAGGTGGAGGGTTTACTCCTACAGAGAACCCAATGATGACTCCTGACGAACAAAAATTAGCAGCTATGAAATCTGGACAAACACTACAAGAAGACCTACCAATAGGTGAAACTACAATAGATAAACCAGGATTAAAAGATCAACCTGCGTCTGTGTTTGAGGGCGCTAAATTAGATACAGGTAAAGTAGACACTAGAGTATATGATGAGCTTGGTATAGAAGACCCAGCATTGTATGGTCAAGAATCTAAAGAAAGAATGTCAGAAGCTCTTGGCGATGAATATACAAAAGCAATAGGAGAGCAAAGAAAACGCATCCAGGACCTAAACTTAGATACTCAAAGATCTTTAAGAGGAGCTTACTTTTTAGATGCAGCTGGAGAACTGTTCAAAGGAAGAGTAGGCGAAGAAGGAGCAGCAATCGGTAATGCTTTAAAGAAAATAGGTGAAGGTGAAAGACTAACTAAAAAAGAATCTAACGCTTTAACTATGAAACAAGCTGAATTAGATTTACAATTAATAAAAGCTAATGAAGACAGAAAACTAGCATTAGAGAAATACGGAATGGACTCTGAAAGATATGCTAGAGATAACAATAGAGCTGTTCAACTAGCTAAACAAAAAGAAGTTGTAGATTATGCTAAATTAGCAAATAACTTAGAAGTAGCTGAAATAAATGCTAAAAGACAAGGACAATATTTAGCAAGCGTAATGTTAGGCGGTGAAAAGTGTGCAGCACAGTGCCGTAAAGAAGCTATGGATATGGCTGCGACGATGGAGCCATGATATATAAATAATCGTAATAAAATGACAAAGTTGGCTGAGAAAGTTGCAGAAGGCAACCAAGAAGCAATTGATGAGTATCAAAAATATGCAGATAAAAATGAAAAAATTGTAGACAAATACTTTAATAAATTTATGTCAGACAGAGAAACTATTAGAGGTTCATCTGGAATTGTTGGTGATAATACAGCCTCAACAGCAACTAGGGCATTTAATTATGTTCCAGGTAAAGGACTTGTACCTAATCAATAGTAAGGGACCTAAATGGTACAACAAGTAAATATACAAGGGGTTGGTGTAGTAAATTTCCCTGACAACATGTCACAAGAGGAAATAACTAATGCTATCGAAAATGATATATTAAAAAATGCCATACCCAGCCAACCTGTAACAGAAGACCCTATATTTAAAGTACAAGAACCTCAACCTCTACCAGCAGATGATGACTCTAGTGATTTTATTAGAGGTATTAAGTCTTACATTCCACAACAAAAAGAACTACTTGGTGGTGCTCAAGTATTAACAGGTAAAGCATTTGGTTCAGCAGACATGATACAGTCTGGTCTTGACCGAATGGAGCGTGCACAAAAAGAACAAATCCCACTATCTAAAGAAACAGACTCGTTTACTGCCGCTTTTGAAAAAGGGCTAGGTGCTGTAATAACTGACTATATACCCTATATAGCTGGTCAAGGCGTAGGTATGGTTAGTGAAGCTGTATTGTCTGGTGTAGTTGGTAGTATACTTGGCTCTGTAGCAGGACCTGGTGGTACAGTATCAGGCGGTGTGTCTGGTGTAGTTGCAAAAAACCTAATTAAAAAGGGTATTAAAGAACAGGCAGAAAAAGAAGCAAAAAAATCTGGTCAAGAAGCTGCTGACAACTTTGTCAAAAAAGAAATAAATAAACAGCTTGCAGATCCTAAAATTAATAGCGAACTTAGAAAAGAAGTTAACAAAGAAATAGGTAGAAAACTAGGTTACACACAGTTAGCAGCTAGGTATGGTGCAGGTGAAACTACAACCCGTGCAGTAGATGAAGCCATTGCAGGTATAGACAATCCAGAAGAACAACTTAAAAAAATACAAGAACTAAGCACAAGTAAGCTTGCAGCAATAAGTACAGCTCATGCACTAGCAGACTACGTAGGTATTAAAATTGGTCTTGGTGCGTTAGAAGGATTAGCTCCTACTACAAGAAGTATGCTACTAAATGTAGCTAGAAAGATAGGTATTACAGGTTTACAAGAAGCACCTGTTGAAGTAGTACAAAGTGCATTAGAAAGATATGGTGCAGACTTACCACTGGCAGATAAACAAGCTATGCGTGAATATGTAGACGCTGCTGCAGGCGGATTCTTTATGCCTATCATACCTGCTACTATTGGTGGTATTAGAACTCCTAAACCTATAACAGAAGTGTCTGAACAAGAAACTAAAGAAATATTAGATACTGAAATAGAAGATAAACAACCAGAAAGTTATAAAGAAAGTAAAGAAGAAAAAGATTCTAAAAAGAAAATAATAGAAGAAGAAAAAACTGCATCTGAGACAGCAGATGATATAATAAAATCAGAAGAAACAATAACGGCTCCAGTAAGCACGCAACAAGAAGACATTCAAAGACAACAAGAATTATTTGACTCACAACAACAAATAATCCAACAAGAACAGGAAGTAGAAGCAGAACAGCTTGATATGTTCCCGCCTCAGATGGACTTATTTGAAGGAGAAGAAGATGCTGGAATTGACGGACGAACAGATATCAGAAGCGATGAGGTTTCTGGACAGCCCACAACAAGTGATACCCAAGAACCTGGAGAAACTAAACGACCTTCAGTGGCTAGCAGTGGAAGCACTTTTGACACAGCTTCTGGAAGAACAATCACAAACAACACTACATTAAAACGTAATGACGTATTAAATTTTACAGACGAAGAATTAAGAAAGTCAGCAAAACTATTTGTAAACAACCCAGACAACCTATCTATTATAGCCAGAGAACAAGCTAAAAGAAGAAATGTCAAAGAAAAACAAAAAATAGATGCTGTAGATAGAAACCAAAAGATAGACTCTTTATTAAATAGCATACCTTCAAAAAGAGAACCAACAGATGCAGAATTAGCAGAGTACGAAAAGCGAAGAAAAGACTCTCCTAACTATACCCTTGAACAATATATTGCTGAACAAGACTTTCTAAAAGCACAAAAAGATAACCCTGGTCTTACCTTTGGTAGATTCTTACAAGACTACTCAAGCCCTACACCGCCTGTAATTACAAAAAGAACAGAATATGACCAGTATGGTAATCCTATTGAGTTTGAAAGTACTGACCCAGAAGCTAACTTAAAAGTTACAGATAATGCAATAATAAAAACTACTCCTAATTCTGTATTTGATAGTAATCTAAAACCAAAAGTAACTAAGTATCAAACAGATAACAATTTACAAGACTCCCATGTAATCAAAGAAAATGTAGATACAGAAGGTAACGTAGAAAGTTTTAGTTTAGTACCTAGAGATACTGTAAAAGACACTTCAGTAGGTTCAGTAGCAGAGTATTTTGCAAATAACTGGATAAAAACAAAAGAAGCTTGGAGCACAGGCAAACTAAATAAAAAAGGTGAGCCTATATCTAGGAGAGAAGATAAAGTACCAACGCCAATAGAAGTTAGAAAGTTTTTAAAAGATAATTTAAATAAAGAACAGTTTGAAGATATAAGAAAACAAAAAAAGTTATTTGAAAAAATAGGTATAGCATCTCAAAAACTATTATATAAACGCACTGCAGGTTTAGAAGGTATTAGAGAAGCAAGAAAAATAAGGGAGCAAGAATACGATAATATAGCTAGAGAGCAAGGCGGTATGCAGCCTCTGAATGCCCTGTTCACGGATACATTTGAAAAGACAGGAGCTATAGAAGAAGATGTTCCATCACCTTATGAAAGAACTAAAGATTTTGTTAAAGCTAGAATAGAAGCAATAAAAGACTGGGCATTTGAAGCAGCCGAGGATGAGTATGCTTTGAAAAGCAAAAAAGAAATAAACAAAGCTATAACTAAGTTAGCAAAAGAAAGAGGGTATGAAGAAGGGGAGTTTTCAATCAATGATCCATTAGAATTTATAGACCAAGAAGAATATAACACCATAATTAACGAAGCCCCTAATGTAAAAGATAAGATAAGACTAGATAAGTTTAACGATAAGAAAAAAGTACGAGATAAGTTTGCAGAAACATTTAACGCTAGAGAAAAAGCTGTAGCAGAAAAAATGAAAAACATATTTGCCGGTGCAGTTAGAGCTTCGACTAAATACAAAGCTTCTCAAAAAGTTATTGGTAAGACAGTCACAGATCAAAGAAAAGAAAATGCTCAGTTAAAAAGAATAGAAAAAGAACAAGAAGCCGCTAAACAAAGAAAACGTGGTGCACGCATGGGCGAGACTAAAATATTAACGCCTACTCAATTACAAGCTTTAGAAAATAAAAATACAACTGATGCAAATAATGACGTGATGGAAGCTATAAAATCAGGTAAGTCTATAGCAGAAATTTTAAAAGTCATAGCAGGCAAAAAAGCAGCAAAACTTAACTCTACTCAAACAGTTGCTAATATGCTAGCTAAAGTTATATCTAAAATACCAGGATATAACACTAAAATAAAATTAGGTGTAGTTAGAGGCGATAGGTTTGCACACTTTGATCCACGAACAAACACTATTGTTATAAACAAGAGAATAGAATTTAGTGCTCCTTCTGGTAGGGTAGAATCGCTGGGCAGGATAGTAGTACACGAAGTTATGCACTCTATGATGGACCACATTATTGACAATAGAAGTGTACTACCACTAAGTCTACAAAAAGAATTAGACACACTAGAAAAACAATATGAATATGTATCTCAAACTTTAAATCCAGTTACGCTAGAACTGTTCGGTATAGATTCATTCAAAGAGTTTGTTGCTGAGATGTTTGCTAGTGAAGAAGTGCAAAAATTAGTTGGTACTCTAGGTAGGTCTAGAAAAGAAAGAGAGTCTGCATTATTTAAGAAAACATACGGTGATGGAAAAGTTTCAGGTTTCTTAAAAGATATGGCTAACTTCATACTTAAAACTATAAGAACACTTGGAGGGTTTACTCCAGGAATCACTGCGGCAACTACACTTCAATCTATTGAAAACATAATTACATCAAAAGAATATGTACCAGCTAGCGAAACATTACAAGGTAAGGGTATATCCTTTGCTCCTAAAAAAGCTAAAGACATAGGAGACTCTACTCCTCAAAAAATAAGAGAGACAAACAGAGCAGCTGCAAAAGATTATGAATATAGATCGTGGTTTGGTAATGCTTTCAATACATTCAAAGACTTGTTTGCAAGCGGTGAAAAGTCAATGACTAACTTAATTAGACGCTTCCAAAACGATAGAATAATATTGAAAAAAATACAGGACGTAGCAAGCAACGCAGGAATATTAACTAGAAGTGGTAAGTATTTTAACAATATATACGACCAAGTAACTTTAGCTTTAGGTAGAGCGGATAAAATTTTAAGAGAAACTGTAAAGGGTCCTATAGATGATTTTACTGAAGCTTTTTCAAGTTATTTAAAATACACTAAACAAAACGAAAGAGATGCGGTAGGAGACTTACAATCATGGCTCACAGCATTTCATGAAGCAGAACGACGCCTTGTTAAATTTTTAAGATTTGTTCCTCTAAGTACAAAAGACAATATAACTCTAAGTTCAGGTAGACAAACGAGCGCTGCTCAACTGAGAAGAGATATATTTAAAATACTTACAACTAATAGAAATTTAACAAAACAACAGATTAAGAAATACAGAGACTTACTACAGTCTTTAGCAGATAACTATGCAGATACAAATGGACAAAGCTTTAGAGCAGAGGATAGATATAAGTCTATTGATATGAATGACATTGAGTATAGTGTTGTGGGTAAAGGTAAAGGCGAAGGTCCTCTAACAGTCACTGAAAGAGATGCTTTAATAGAAGAGTATAACAACCTTCCTGAAGAACAAAAAGCAATCATAGATAAAATAAGAAAGGCTATGAAAGTTATTCAAGAACAAACCAAAGAATTAAACTTTAAAGCTAACTACATGCCTGTACAAGCTAAAAATATGATTGAATTCTATGGATGGGAAAACTATATACCATTAAAAGGAAAAACTGAAATAAAAGGAGAGAACGAAGAGTTTCTTGATATTCAAGGCAAGAGATTATCAGGTGATTTAAGAAGAATGGAAAGCACATTTGAAAAAGGTGCAGAGCAAGCACAAGACCCGTTTGTACAAGTGTTAGTAGATGCAACTGTTGCAGGAGCAAGAGCAGGTAGAAAAGGTCTAACTCAGTCTATAAAAAATGCTATAAACACTGATGTATCATACGTAGATGAAAAAGGTAATAAAGTTAAGAAAAGATTAATAGATGGTGAAATAAAAACATATTCTTTTGACGAAAGGTTTTTAGATGAAATAAAAGAGGATATGAATGACAAGAAAAAGATACTTCACTTTAATGAAGACGGTTCTGTCGATGTAATAAAATTAAAAGACGACGCAGTATTAGAAGCAGTTCGTAGAACATATAGAGACTCTCATCCTTTGCTAGATTTAGCCAATGGAGTTACAGGATTATTAGGACAACTACATACTAGATTCAATCCTGCTTTCCCAGTATTAAACTTTGTTCGTGATGCATTAACTAACGCTTATGTTATTGCTGCCGAGATAGGACCACGAAGTAGTTTTGATTACCTAACACTTGTAGCAGAACAAGTAGTAAAAGGTGGTATGAAAGATACAGCTACAATAGCAAACCTATATAACCAAAACGGTATAGATGGTATAAGAAGGTATGCTAAAGAACAAGCTAGAAAAGGTAATACTTATCCTCAGTCAGTTATAGAATACCTTGATGAAGGGGGTAACATCGCCTATGTTCAAGGTTTATCTGTTGCAGGAACTATGCATACTCTTTCTTCTAAACTAAATAAAAATAAAATATTACAGTCAACAGAAGGCATAACTAAATTCTTTGATAGTGTCATGCTTACTTTTGAATTAGCATCTCGTGTTGCAGGTTATCGTGTATATAAACAAGATTTTATGACTGCAAATAAAAATAAAATAATTAACAAAGCCCAGTTAGAAAAAGCAGCTAGAGAAGCAGCAGCTGCATATGCTAAAAACTTTGCAAACTTTGAACAAACCGGTGAATATGGTAGAGCGTTAGGTGCATGGTTTATGTTCTTTAGACCGGCAGCTACCGGTGCAGTTAGAGCTTTAGAAGGTATAGGTCCAGGTTTAAGACGATGGCAAAACGTAGAAGCTCAACTACCAGACTATGTTAGAAACGACCCACAAAAACTAGCTCAAACTAAAGCTAACTTTGAAAAAAGACAAAAGGCATCTAGAGCTGTTATATTCTCGTCCGTAGGTATGGGGCTTACCGTATACTACTTAGCTGCAGCATTATCAGGTGACGACGATGATAATAATAACAAAACGTTTGGTGATGACATGAGACGTTGGACTCGTTACGCTAGGTTTGCAATACCAGGCACAGACACTGTATTACAGATACCTTGGGGTTTTGGTAACGGCGGACTTGCCGCATTTGGTGCTCAAATAGCAGGGTTAGCTTCAGGGAAAGAAAACCCACCAAGAGAAGTTATAGGTAATATGATTGAGATACTTATGGATTCTTACTTACCTCTTCCTATATCACGTATCAATCCTTTAGAATCACCTGGACACGCAACTGCATTTTTAACAGATTCGTTTGTACCTTCAGTTGCAAGACCTTTGTTTGAATATGCTATGAATATGAATGCGTTTGGACAACAGATATATAATACAAGAAGGTCTAGAGTGGGTGATGCTTATACTGGAGGAGATAACATACCAGATATGTATAAAGACGGAGCTATACTATTAAGTGAGATGACAGACGGATACTTAAGTTGGAGCCCTAACACCATGTACTTCTTTGCCAACAACCTTGCAGACGGCTGGACACGTATTATGCAAAACACTTACGGACTAGGACTAACATTAGCAGGACAAAAAGATTTTGATCCAAAAAGAGACCTACAAATATTTGACAGCTTCTTATCTAAATACTCTAAAGCAGACCAACGGGCTTATGGTAGAGTAAGAAACATTGTAGAGGCAAAACAAAAACGATTAGATGCTAATAAAAATAACCCAGAAGTATATGATCGTTATGTAAATAATAATCCATTAGATCCTATTATAGTAGAAACGTTTAATACTATAGAAGCTAAAAGGATTAATCCAGCAAGAGCCGATGTAAATGAAATAAGACGTATGCCAGGACTTACACCTAAAGAAAGAAGTGATTTGTTAGAACCTAGGAAAGAGGTATTAGATGCATACACTAAAGGTCTTACTGCAGAAATAGAAGTTATGCTAGAAATAGCTGAGGAATAATTAGCCGATACGCCACGTCCTTACACCAAGCATACCTTCATATACTACAGCGTAACACTTAACTTTTATTTTTTCTTTTTTAGATTTTGTTTCTATGGTGTAGATTAGACTAGAGGGTCTAGTCGTAGGTATGAAAAAACTATCCCCTCGTTCCATATATAAGAATGGTAGTATCCATTCAGGCTCACTTGTTCTCAGCATTTATTTCTTTCACTATCTCATCTAAAAACTTAGCAGATTCTATTTCAATAGTAGATACTGCACCTAAGCTAGCAGCAGGTTTCCAACCGGCACCCATACGCTTCTTATGCTTACGAGTCTTGTACCCCATCTTATTCATATTTTCTATGAATGCGTCTACACTTGCTCCTTCTTTAGCTAGGAACTCTGCAAAAGCACGCGTCTCTATATTATATAAACTACTATCTATATCAGCTCTAACGACTAGGTGAGATGCTCTAACATCTGCAGAAGCGTTACCGTCCTCAATAGTTAAAGTACCTAAGTGGTTAGAGTTAAGGAACCTTTGTAGTACGTCAACGTAATCCGCTTTGTTAATCTCAATGACATTGTTCTTAGTATTAATCATATCATTAACTACGTGATTGTAGATACGCTCTAAGTCATAATCAATAATACCAAGTTCGTTAGCTATTTCTGCTCCTGTAAATGTACAAGCTATAGCATTGTGGTAGAACCTATACACAGCATCTTTTGAATAGTCATTCATGAATCTCTCTACCCAGTAATCAAACCTAGCTTTTATTTTTTCTTTTGGAGTTTCCATTAAGTATCTAATATATTCACGACCTGCATGCCCATAGTTCTTAGTGAACGGATTAAATATCTCTGCCCCTATCAAAGCGTCGTTTTTAAGTATGCTAGGAGAACCAACTTTAAATTCAAGAACCCTTGCTAGCTCACCGTTAGGGTCTATCTTCAACCCAGCTAATTTAGTTATCACCGAGTGGTTTGATGTAAAGATAACAACCATAGATGCTTCACCTTCATGAGGACGTTCTTCGTCTACAGATGCTTCCATTCTAACTTTAGGTTTACCTTGTGATACATTGTGAATAAAGTTACCTGTCTCTTCACCGTTTTGGTTACCCATCTCATCAAACAAGAATGGTACATTCTTCAAAGCTATGATACGTTGGTTCAATGCATTAGGTGTTGCTTGTGCATTTCTCTTACCATCTTTTGTACCAACCATATGTAGAGGTTTAGGGTGACCCCATATACTAATACTACCGAATGATGCACCTGTTTTAGCTGTACCAGATTCTGTGTTGTATAAAGTTATAGTAATAGCTGGAGTAGAACATTCTAAGAACTCAAATAATGGAGATGCAAACCCAGTCATTAATACAAACGCATGTAGTTCAAACTCTTTTTGGTTTAGTTTTTGAGCTGCTTTTTTCCATTCATCATAACTACCGGTAGGCTCCATATATTTAGCTAGTGTCTTAGCATTACCAGCTAGTGCAGTATCAGCTTCAATTATTTGCCCATCTATATTTCTTATTTCTGTTTTACCAAACACATAGGATGAACATTTGTCAGCCCAACCAAGTTGTTTACGTAGCATATCAGGATCAGTATGGTCTATAAGCCAATCTGCCCACTCATAAATATAATCCATAATATAACTTCCTTGTTTAGTTTTTTGGTCATATATAATTCCGTTCTTTGTAACTATCTCTTTGAACTTAGACAAATCATATAGCTCATTCATCTTCATTCTAAATACACGTTCATTACCTTGTTTATTTGCTTTAGATGGTAAGACTGCTTTCATATCTAACATCTCTCCATCTTTCTCACAATAGATACGACGTATAGGATAGAGTAAATGCTTTAGTGCAAGTACAGGTTTTTGTGCTATTGGATTACCTTCTTCATCATGTACTACTGGAGGCTGATAATATATACCACCTGAGTTAGCGCCGATAGACCAACCCTTCTTAGCTATTTCCGATGGTAGTCCTACAAACTCTTTATTAGTTGTTAGTTCTCCCCCTTCATCTTTTTTAACTATAGCTATAGGCGCAGGTATAAACTCTCTAAACATATTGATAGGTGATTTAATATTACCTTTAAACTTACACCCATCACATAGCCCTGATTTGTATTTACTAAACTGCTCACAGGTATGCGGTTTGCCTTGCGTTTCATTAGCTTTGAACTCTGTCTCACTAGGCAAATAATCATCATGCCCTTTAGATAGTTCGTGTATAGCTTCTGCCCTGTCTTCACAATGTTGAGCAATAGATAGTATAGAGAACCATTCATCGTATCCAACATCGTTAGGCTTAGTTTGTAGTATGCGCTCGATCTGCGCACAACCAGTGCCCGCTATACTTTCTTTTGCAATCCTGTCAAACGATACTTTGAAGTTGTCTAACTTAGCGGCTTTCTTTTCCTCGTCAGACATAGGCAGTTTAGCTGCTTGTTTTAAAATATCATTTACTGATAGCTCAACCTCACCTAGTATCTCTTTGAACATACCAAATTTGTAGACAGTTAACTCATCAGACATTATCTTAGCTGGAGCTTTGTCTCGTTTTGGTTTGTTGTTAATCGTGTCAGGACAACGCATGATCCTAGAGATGTCGCACATAACACTCTCGTCTACTAACAGATTATTGTTTTGACAAAAGGTTAAGAACTTTTTAGCATACGGCTCCCACTCTGTAATAGGTATGTCTTCATCAAATAAATAGTATGCGTGTATACCGTTACCTGAGTCTACCCATACAGGATCAGGCATGCCTGTATTTTCTATAAAGTTAGTTAAAGCATCTATAGCATCTTGTTTAGTTTCATATGTCTTACCAGCTTTTGCTTTCTCAGGATCAACGTCTAGATCAAGATATAAACAACGCCTGTAATCTACATTCAACTTTTCTTTTACTCTGCCCTTACGTACTGGACTAAGGTACGAAGATATAGCAAAGAAGATGTTTTTGTCCTCCCCCTGTTTCTCTTGAATAGATTTTACAGTGTCAGGTATTTCAGCTTTAGACTCGACCCACTCATGAGCCATAGTGCCTTTGTCTGTAACCCAAGCTACACAGTAGTTCTTTCCTGAATCAGGTAGTGCTTTGTTGTAAAATTCTTGTGTCATTTTTCATGATTTCTATATAAAAGTTAAAATACTAAAGACTCTCCAAATAAACTTTTGCAAACTTAGACGTCTTCGCCGGCAGGTGACCTGTCTTCAAGTCATCTTCCACTGTCTTAATAAAGTTCTTAATCTTAGTATAATTCTTTTCTCTTACATATTTACCACGAAACCAACTATGAATCGACATACGAGACACCCCGAAAGCTTTAGCAACATGCGTAGCAGGTAAATTTGCTTTTACACATATTCTTGCAAGCTGTACACCAATTCTTTCAGGGTCGGCTCGGTCTAACTCAATTAAGAATTGTCCGCTGTATGGTCTTGCCATAATGTCTCCTAGTCTTTGGTTGCCCACTTATTCATAATATCTGAAATATCATTTGCCTTTTCTACTGGCTCAGATTCCTTTCTTACTACAGGTTCTTCAACAACTTCCTCAGCTTGCACTGGTTCAGGTTGAGCCTGCTTAACAGGTTCCTCAGCTTTTGAGTCGGTTTGATATACAGTTAATTTAATTGCTTGTTCCGCTGCAGAAGACTTAGCTTGTTTCTGTAAAACTTCTACATCTTCAATATTTACAGCAGCTGCGGGTGAGAACAGTAGCTTCGGCACTGATGACTTAGAGTCAAACTGCATTCTAGTTACTATCCTACCGGCACTTACATTGTTGTTTGCAAGCATCTGAATATATGGTCTGAATGGGTATTTACCACCCTCTTCTTTACCAAAGCATGACGTAGCAGGTAACACCATTTGCATAACATCACCTGATGGATCATTAGGTAATACTACGGCTATACGCCAGGACAATCTACATGCGCTCCCTGTACCACCCACGCCTGAACCTTTTACACTAAACTGACACGTGTCGCATGATTTAGCTTGTGGAGTTTCACACTCAGGTGAAGGAACGTTTGAATCATTTGACCAACAAGTTGGGCTCACCTTCTCCCCTTCCTTATAGGTCGATGCATAAAATGTTCGCGAGGCATTGTGAGACATCTTAACAATGATGACATTCATGAAATTATCTTCAATTGTAGATACCTCTTTCCCGTTGACCACTTTATGAAAGTTTTTACCGCGTATCGAAATACGCTTTGCACCGCCACCGCTAACACCGCCAGCAACAGCAAGTGTATCTTCATCCAGCCCTGTTTGAACAATGGCTGAACTGTTCTGTAAAATAGTTTGTAAATCTGTACTCATTTATCTTCTCCTTAAGACTTGGTAGGTTTTCGTACTACAACTTTGAATTCTCGCATACTACTTATACCCGGTGGCAAGCCTTCATCGTCTCGGTTGGTTAAAAATTCTTTAAAGTTAGACTGGTGTAGTCTTTGTTGTAATAGTTCAATTGCTTGGTTCTCCATAACAAACTTTTTAAAGTTATCCCAGTCTCCACAAACGTAGTTCTCTCTTGTGGTTTTAATTATAGTGCCATTACCAGTACGGATACTGTCGGCATTTATTTCATTACATGAATTTAGTAATACTTGTTCTAACTGAGCTAAGTCGTTTGCCAATTCTCTATCTTTCGCATCATGTTCTCTAGACAATCTATCACGTTCATCTCTTATAGTCAAATAAGTTTTTACTAATTCATCAAGGTTAACATCACTCATGATTCTATTTCCTCTCGATATAAGTCAACTAATTTTGTATGTTGATCTACCTTACCCCGTAGCATCCCATACATCCTCTTTTCAACATCAGAACCTTCTAGGTGAACAACAGTCATCTTGTTCTTTTGTCCTACCCTATCCATCCTAGCAATACACTGTAGATAAACTTCGACAGACATAACAGGAGACCAAAACACAACTGTGTCTGCTCTAGTCAACGTCACTCCGTGAGAAGCTGATTGTGGTTGTATTACCAAGACTCTAGGTTCGTCCTGAGATTGAAACTTTTGTATGATGTCTGCTCTGTCTGTAGCTTTGACATCACCATGTATCTGTTCTGTAGTTACTCCATTATCTATTAAGAACTTAGATACAAAATTTATTGTATGCCTATACGGCACAAAGACTAATACTTTATTGTCTGTTTCTTGTACTGTTTCTAGTAGCGCAGATAGTCTAGGTTTTATATCAAACTCCACAACTTCATGACTGTCTGAATACACTGCGCCACCTGATATTTGTAATAGTTTATTTAAGTTAGCCGCCGCATTGACTGATGTAATTTGTTCACCAGCCGCTTCTATTAGCATCTGATCTTTTAATGCTTTGTAATATTTCTTAGCTGATGACGTTAGTTCTATCTCTCTTGTCTGATACATTACGTCAGGTAAATCTAAACATTGATTCTTTGCAAACCGTATAGCTGGGTTCAAAGCCTTGAACACATCTTCTTTTGATGTAGGGCGTGGTAACCACTTAAACCTGGATACTTGATACATGACTTTATCTCGCCACGCATTTTTAAATTTAGGTATACGATGTGGGCATACTAACTTAGCTAAACCATATGCATCTAGTGGAGACTGAGAAGCAGGTGTACCTGTTAACATCCATAGTCTTGTATCAATGTTAACTATCTTATTCATAGTTTTAAACCTTGTGGTTGTAGTAGACTTATAAGCATTACATTCATCTATCACAATCAAATCAAAGTTACCACGAATAATCTCATCTCGTACTATGTTTACCCCATCATAATTAATAATTACAAACTCATAATCAGAGTTTATTATCTTACGTCTTTTATCTGCTGTACCATGGCACACTATAGAAGTTCTGTGCATACATGTATTAAAGATATCGCCCTGCCAAGCTGAATACATAATAGATAAAGGGCATACAATCAATACTCGTTTGATCTTACCTTGATTCATTAGGTAATCCGCAGCCCATAATACAGATGATGTCTTACCTGTACCAGCTTCATTAAAACAAAATGCTTTCTTGTTTATAGATAAGAATTCTGCCGTTACTTTTTGATGTTCAAACGGTTTATACAAACCACACCACTCATAGTCACGAGTGATAGGTGAAGGAAGATTCTTTTTAAATCTTACTAGCTGGTTTAGCCTAGTCATTTCTTCTAGACCCCAGTAAATCAGTAGTTCAGTTACAGTATCATCTCTCTTTATAACTTCACTTTTAGATATATCTTTTAATATAATATCTGCTGACTCATTTTTTAAAGTTAGTTTTACGGCTTGGTCTTGTAATAATTCCATATTCTACTTACAGTTTAAATAACACTATAAGTATATACCAACTTATTAATAAGTCAAGTTATATTTACGTTCTTTTTTTACGTTCTCTTTTACTTGTTTCAGAAACAAGCTTACCAGATGAGTTACGTTTGAACGAACGGTTTTTAGATTTAGACTGAATAGTCACACCGTGTTTGTTTTTGCCCCCTTTTGATAAAGCTTTACGATGGGCTACATCTTTACCCTCACGCTTATCTGCTTTACCGTTGCCGTTAGCATCTTTCCCTGTTTTATCTATCTTACGACGAGCACGTTGACGTTCCATGCGATTCTCATGTTCGCCTCGAGCTTTCTGTTGTTGATACTCTTTTTTATATGGTCTCTTTTTGTTTACGTAAGCCATGAAATGCTACCCTCATACACCAATTAATATATTCATCTACCGGCATATCTGTTCTAAAGTTATTGACTGCTCGACAGACAATCTGAATATTATCATAATTATACTCTTTTCCAGCATTAATTCTATCTATACTTGCATTAGTTAATATGGTAGTTCCACGCTTATGTATACAAGTAAGTTCTACTCCTGATAGAGCACATTTATAATCTTGTTCTGCTGTCTTGCTTATTAATTGTGCAACGGTTAGTGTGTGATTTTGTTTTTTAGATAAGAGATGTTTATAGTATCTATCCCAGTCATTGTTCTCTCTAGCATATCTTTGGTTGACTCTATATACTTTGTTACATTCAGGAGAACAATTAAGATACTTTGGGTGGTTGGTTTCAAACTCTGTATTACATGTAATACACGTTCTCTTATACACAACTAACTCCTATTAAACTCGCAACTCTGTACTGGACACCACTTACACAATGGTGTCGGGTTTGCTTGCCACTTGTCATTATCATATGACGTTTCTAATCTCTTTAGCGGTTGTTCAAACATAGCCCATGATTTATCCATGTCTTTTCTGAGATACTCTTCACTGACAAAACTATTGTGCATAACAAACAGTAATCCAGCCTTTATCTTTTTTACATCAGGGAAGTAAGTAAATAACATTAGTGACATCAAACGTAACTGCTTTGGATCAGGATATTTGTTGCTTCCTGTTTTATAATCTATAATGAAAGCGTAATCACCATCAACTATAACTAAGTCAGCTATGCCTCTAACCCATCTATCTTCACTCTTAAAGTCACATGGCTCTCTGTTATAAGTCAAAGCCATTTCATATTCACAATACTTCTCACCCGGTATTGATATTAGTTTATCTACAAAGGGTTTAAATCTTTGGTAGTTTTTAGCTAACTCAACTCCATCTCTTACATAGTCTTCTAAAGCTTTGTGGACTTCGGTACCATAACGCATTTGTTCAGTTTCTTTTACGGTATAATTTTTAAGAACTCTGATTTCATGGTACTTTTTAGGGCAGTTCTGATATTCCTTTAGGCTAGAATAAGACCATGTGAATACTGCCATTACTTTTCTTTTTTCTTGGTGCTGTATCTATTAAAATAATTCTTATCAAATCTCATTTCTTTTCCTTTTTATTACCAAAAATTCTTTCGTATCCTTCATCAAATTTCTTTTTATCAGTAGGTCTTTGTTGACTACCTTTTCCACCATCACCCATAATTATACTCCTGACCCCATATTTTTTGAGGTATTCTTGTTATATGAGAGTTTTTAGTCACAGATATTTTCAATCTATCTTTTCTAAACCCTCTATGATCTGAATAATAAGTTCCATCTCTTAGTCTAAATGTTGCACCCCAGTTTCCTTTTGTGCGAGCCATATACATAACACCAACATTTAATCTTCCTGCTAGCCTGTCAAAAACCTGCATGTTATTTAGATTGGTGTACGATGGATATTTTTTATAAAAATTAGTTATGTTATCGTCTTCTACCACTGGAGCCAAAAATATAGGGTAACTTACATCAGGTCTAGTTTGATAAGCTACCATTTGTTCAAAATATTTGGCTAAGTCTGACCAGCTAGTATATCTAGATAAAGCCTTCTTACACTCTATACCAAAAAATATATGTCCTCCTTCATACGGTGCTTTGACTAAATAGTCTAATCTTGCCCACCCACTCTTAAGTTCATATTCTTCTTCATATCTCCAACCATCTTTCTTTTTTGAGTTAAGATACTTTCTAACTATGTTGCTAGCAAATACTTCATCTTTTATAAAATGTTTAGGCTCCATCAACAGTCCCCATAGTTTTCTGCATACTCGCCTTCGCAAGTTATAGGTAAATCTTCACCCCACTTAGGAGGTTTAGACATCTCGTCCATAATAAACTTCAGTGCTTTATCTTTATCTTCTTCAGGTGCAGTACATACAATAGCATCATGAACAGTTAACACAGGTTTGTATTTGTCCGCTACTTTAACCATCTGTTCGCCTATGATAATTCTAGCTAATGCTTGAACCACGTTCTCTACAACTGAACCACCCCAAATATTTACGACTCCTCGTCTAGAAGAATATATGTATGATTCTCTGTCTGATTCTGTATCCCTTTGTAGCTCAGGATAATATATCATTAGTCCGTTTGGTAGTTTCAATCCATCTTTTGTAACCAATACACATTTATGTTTGTCAAGGTAATAAGATTCTTTATCTTTCCAGTGTGCCATATTGCGTAAAGCTAAATCACATTTCTCCCACAACTGAATAACTTTATTGTTAACATCTCTGTAAACTCTGACTAATCTTTTACATTCTTCGTCTGAAAGGTCAGCACCAGGTGGGGAAGTCTTCAAAGTATGTTGCAACTTTGACCACCCAGTACCATAACCTAAACCTAGAGTACAGGTTTTACCAACAAATCGTTCTGTCTTGTTTCGTTTATCTATCTTTCTGTTGTAGACTTTACTTGCAAACTCAGAGTAAACATCTTCTCCGTCTCTATATAATTTAACGATGTTCTCTTGTCCAGCTAACCATACAAGCACCCTAGCCTCAATCTGTGAGGAATCGCAGTTTATGATGACATGTCCTTTTGGTGGTAACACTGCGTTCTTCAAGGCTTTCTTCTTTGCATCACGACTTGGTAAGTTTTGAAAGTTAACCTTGTCTGAGCCTGACCATCTTCCTGTATGCGCCCCGTAGTATTTAAGTGGGATAGGTAGTTTGCCACTGTTACGCACAGCAATATCTAAGAATCTCTCTATTCTTGACTCTTCGATTGTAGACTTTGTACCAAGTCTCACTGCACATAGTTCTTGTATAAATGGGTTCTCGTGTTCTTGTAGTTCTATAAACCCAACATCATTCTTTGCTAAAGCATACGTCTCTTTGCCAGTGGTCGAACTAATCTTTGTAGGCACTTCAACTCCTAGTTCTTCTAACAACTCAGCAAACTGTTTGTTACTAGCCAACTTTTTACGTACACACTCTTCGTCTTCGCATTCTAATCTGTTCTTCAGACCAGCTAACAAGTTTTGTTTTTCTTCTTGTACTTCCTCTAATCTATTAATTAGTATTGCATCATCTAATCTAAGCGTAGGCTCAGTGTACATTCTCAATGTAATGTCTATAAGTTTTAGTTCATCCATAGGAAATGTCTTAGATAATATCTTGAATAAGTCGTAGGTTAGTTTGACGTCGTTCTTACAGTATTGACCATACTGATGTAGTTCATGGTCTGCGAAGTCTTCTAGTCGTTTACCTTTAGCATCCAGAACCTCAGTGCCTTTCTGTCCTATGTTATATCGTTCAGCGAGGGCTTTCAAACTACCGCCGGCATTAACACCGTGTATTGCACGAGCCATTGATAAGGTGTCAAGGTAAGCAAGAGGAACAATGTTAAATATCCATGATAGTATTGCACCATCAAATATTGTATTGTGGCAGAGTAACATTGTGTCACTCCAGTCTATCTTGTCTAATTCTAGTTTGAGTTCGTCATGCGAACCAGTAAACCATTTAGTTTGACCTTCATCTATCTTAAGTGCATATCCGATGACTTGAAATCTGTCATCTTTTATATACTCTTCTGTTGTTAGTCTAGATAGACTAAACCCTGTGTCGTAAAACGTCTCAAAATCGAGAGTTACTATTTGCATTCTGCTAGTGCTTTCTTTATTCGTTTTCTATGTGATGGGTCAAGTATGTCTACCATAGTAAACATAATATGATATATACATGCCCACTGGTCACGAGTTAAATTATTTGGTTTTTCCTTAGTCCCTATAATCTTACGAAGGTGTTGCATTATATAATCGTGTTGCTTTTTAGTTATTTGCATCAGTGCATTTTCTTTCTGTTTTGTTTATTTTTATTTTGTATGTAATCACGTACTTCTTTAAATACCTTTCCTGTTTTTTCTGCTCCCCAACTTAAAGGGACTGCTAATTGTATTTTACTATCTTCTCCAGTTATTATAACTTCTGATTCTAATTCTAATCTTTCCAATGCTTCTTTAAACGATTCTATAAATTCATCATTTGTCATTTTTGCTCTCTTTCTCTGCTTTGCAGTATCCGTGTGCATCAAAGGTAAACCCACACCACCACTTTTTCTTGTCGTAGTATTTGGCGGGGTTCTTGCACTTGTTGCATTTTCTGTCGTATGTTTTTATTGCCATAGTGACACGATTAATGCGACGGCAACTATAATTAAAGTTGCTATGTATGCTTTCGTAGTTTCATTCATATTAGAGTCATGGTCTTTAATTTCATTATATCGTGTATAGCCGTAGGCTTCTTTCATTGTGCGTGGAGTCGTTTGCGTTGCATTGTGTGGTTCAAAGAACCGATAACCTTGCTTAAGATTTTTTCTCCATATTCTGACCGTCTTATTGCTTACGTTCATAGTTCTTCCTTTCTTTTTTAACCTGTCTAATTCTAGCTTCTCGTTCTTCATCTGACATATAATACCACTTTTCTAAGTCTTCGTAAGTCCTAAAACAGCTTATGCACCGAGACTCACCATCTATCTCCTCATAGCGACATATCTCAGTGCAAGGACTGATAGGTTTTTTCATCATGCTCTTTGTGATTTTTTTCGTGGTTTAATAAACGCATCTGGTTCAATAACATGAAGTTTTTTAATGGCGTCTGATAACATTTTAGTATGAGTATCTTTTATCTTTTGCTCTAATGAATCCCACTCTTTACCTGTTTTACTATTACTAGAAACAGCTTTTAGATAGTTTCTTGACCCTTCTGATAATATAATTTTTACTGGCTCAGGATGTTTTTCCAAATAGTTTGTTATTTGCTTCATGCGTTTGTCTAACTTTTCTTTATGCTCTTGTTCTAATTTATCTTGTAGTTCTTTATTAGTCATGTTACTTCCTTTCATATTTTTCATTTTCGTCACGACATTCTACACTGCACCAACGTCGCTTATCTTTCACGGGGTCACCGCACCATATACAAACACCTGTATCATTTTCTTTGACTTCGGTATTTATAGTTCTCATTGTCATATCTAATGCTTTCTGCACTTGGTCATTAGCTTTATCTATTTCATCAGCCACTTAGTTTACCTAATTGTTTCATCCATGACGTACTTCTACTTGTGGTCTTCCGCTTTGGTGGTAACTTAATATCACCTTTAGCTTCCATGTCGTTTAAGATAGTAGATTTATAACCTGTCCATTGAGTAATTGTTGTTCTTGTTGCGTTTGGGTACTTTTCCTGAACCTCTTTTACTTTAGCTACTTTCTCTTCATATGGCACGTTTCTTTTATATGCCGGTTGTCTTTGTATTTTCTTTTCAGTTAATGCTGTTTCCCATTTAGTTCTTTTACTCAAAATCTACATTCCCCCACTAATTCTAATGCTCTGTGATATTCCGACTTATACACAGGTTTATCTAATTTAATTATTTTGTCGTTCGGATGTTTTTCAATATACCACTCATAGTCCTTCTTTGTCCACCTGTATTTTTTAATTATTTCACCTTCAAAGTCTAGTAATGCGTGTGTAAATATGCTATCCATTTATGCCCCTTCGGTAATAAAACATAGAAAGCGAGCTGATACCAGTTCTCAATCTTCGCAGTTACCACCGACGCAAAACTTTCCGTTAAGAATTTCATCAGCGATGTCATCACTTATTGTCTTACGTTCAGCTTCATCTATATCATGCTCAATCTTTTTACAGGCATCGGATTTAAGTAGTAAATTTAACTCTTCAATAATAGCTTCCGATTCTTCTGTCTGCTCTTGGCTTTCAATCAGTCTTTTAATTCGTAAAAATAAATCTTCACTCATTAGCTTTCTCCTTCAAGTAATCTTCCAGTTCTTTGGCATACCATATAATTTTACCTACGTCGTTAATCATATCTTCATCGTGTCCCTTGTATCCTAGACGTGTGATGTATTTAATAATTGTGCCACGCAGATAACCTATGTATTCTTCCATGGTCAGTTTTGAACGTATTATCTTTATAGTCTCTATCCCCTTTTTATAGTGTGGGGGATGATTAACCATGTCAACTGCTTTCGTGGGATTTCCCACGGCTTCTCTTCCGTCTGTCTCTGTGTTCATTTTTAGCCTTTCTAATTATACTGTTTAGTTCATCAATATTAGTCTCATCAACCACAATACTAATGCCCCCAGCAAAGTGTATATCAGTTAAGTGTTTCATCTGTAACGCCGTCGGTTTGTTGCCATTGGCTTTGCACTCAATACCATAAAATGTCCCTTTCCAACAAGCAATAATGTCAGGCACTCCACTAGCACCATAACCTCCTGTCGCAGGCATAAAGAAGTAAGCATCTAGCTTAGTTAAAATTTTTTTAGCTTTATCTTTAATCTTCTTTTCGGGGGTAGTCATTGTAGAAACTTCCTGTGAGTTCATAAAAGTCATTAACGTGAATGATAACAACATACATACTTTCAGATGCTCGCCATGCAGTATCAGGGTCGCCTATTTCTTCATGGCAATTAAATACATCCATAGCATTTAATTCGTGGTCTTCTTTGTAGCTTGTGGCAATACAGTTAGCCACAGTGATTTTTGATTTGATGAAACTTGGTAGGGTTTTTAGGCTATATCGTCTACGAAAGTTTTTAGCCACGTAGACGATATAAACATCGTCTTCCTTGTATACAGGAACACGAACATAATCTGTTAGTTTAAAATGTGGTATTGGTTCTAGTTCTTTAAACATCCGTTACAATCGTTGTAAGCATTTTAAAAGTATTACTATAATCACCGATGCCGTATGTAAGTATACCAAAGTCTTTATGGAATATGTTTGCATCGCTATACCAACCATTACCTTCTAAGAAATAATTATCATATATCTTCTTTGAGTTTTGTTCGTCAGGTTCATAACCGACTTTAAACATAGTTAGTTTTGGTATGATACTTTCAAAGTGTTCATAATCTTGTATATCGACGTAGCGTTTCATGTGTAAGATTTCTAAGTCTTTCGTATCTAGTCTATCTTGTCTATCAATCACTTTAGCTTGTCCAATAATATACCCGTCGTAGTATCTAGAAGTCATCAAAAAGTGAAATGGTTTTCTAATACTTTGTTGTGCTATTTCTAGACCTGATTCAATATCTTCGTTTATTTTGTGTAATTTGTCAAGTGTATCCGCATAGAGTTTAGCAGTATTACCATCAACAATTACATCTTTACCTGATGCTTTTTCGATAAGTAATTGTAATGCTACACCACCGATAGTAGTGTTATCCCTTCTACTCATTAACTTATCTAAGTCTACGACAAGTGTTGATAAATCTCTTGCCATTTTTTTAGTTTGCATCATGTTAATTTCATCACCTACGTGGTCGATAGATTTTTCTCGGTCTTTAATCTTCTTCATTAACCTATTTAAGTGTATTGAAGTAAGGCTATATCTATCCCCTTGTTCTTTTATTATATTAGGTGATATGTATGTGTAGTTATCAACCCATTGGTCTCTATGATTTATTTTCTCTACTATAACGATACATTTAGGTAGTCCGTCATCTAAACCCATCAACCACCCATCACGTTTTTCAGTATCAGTATCGGTAGATACTTCATACCCACTCCATGAAGATTTCATATTTACTTTGTTAATAACTTTGTATTTAAAAGCGTGATTGATTTCCTCAATAAATGGTCTTGCAATTCCCATCAGATTAGAATATTTCTGATGAGCGTAGTCGTCAATAAATAGTTTTTTGCTATCGTTTACAGTGGTCATTATATTCTCCCTCTAAGTTTAATTTCAATATCGTGGTTTGAACCTGCGAAAAATTTATCCTCGCAAGGTGTTACTCTCTCTTTGTAAGCATCGTCATAAAAATTCCTGAGTTCATGTATGATTGCCTTGTCATAATGTTTTAACAGATGACGCTTGAATGCATCAGGAAAGAATTGCGTTCTTTGACATGGATAGCATGTATATGCTTTCAGTGCAAAATGTATTGCATCTTTGTTTTGTAGATACTCTTTACTAGACGTGTTTCTAAACTTATCGCTTACTATTATATTTACTATTTCATTAGGTTCTAATGTAGTTAGCCAAGGTAAGACTTGTTTGAAAATACTAGCATTCTCTTTCTTAATCTTGTTTGTGGTCTTTCGATTAAGAATCTTCTCAACGATATCATACTCATACCCTTCCACAACCTTGTCAGTATCCATGTAATATCGTATACCTTTTCGTATTGGTATTACAGTGTAGTAGTCTTTAGAAAATATCCTTGAATAACAAAAGCCACCACGTCGTTTTTCATTGTAGAAAGTTTGTCCTTCTCGGAATCCATAGTCTAGCCAACCTTCAGTTGCGTTTAGTGTTTTAAGTATTTGTGTCTCGCCTTGTGAATATCCCCATTTCTCATGTGGATTGAATTCTACAATGTTCATAGGAAACACTGATAGTAAAAGGTTTTCTTTACCGTAGAACACGTCAAACATAGCTATCCGATTTACACCCTTGTCATCTTTCTCGTAGTGAGCAGTGAAATATTTAGTTGATGAATACCTTCTTTCATCCCAACAATAGTCTTCGGTATACCTACCTCTGATTGGTTCTTGTGTGTTTACTATATCGCACAGTTTGTCATATGTTATATTCTCTAGCATTACTCATTCCCTTCTATACATTCTTTGTCTGTCTTGATATAAACAGTGCTGACTGGGTCAGCCTGTTCATACACCGTGTTGTTTTTACATAGATAAGTTATCGGTTCGTCGTATAAGAAACTCATATACATTAGATACCCTCTGTATCCCGACATACCAACAACCACACCCAACGCAAACCAAAACAACAATATAAAATAGTATGCGTATTCTCTTTCTATAATTACTTTGTGTCCTCTAACATTACTCATGACGAGACCTCCTCTGCTTGAAAGTCAGCATCCCAAACTTGCCACTCAGTTTCTTCTTGAGCCTTTCGGATTGCTTGTTCTTCTGTTTGTGCAAACACTGTAATAGGTTTGCAATACTGCGTTATACTAACTCTATATACTTTACTATTCATCTTCTTCTCCTCTGTTAGTGGGAATTCCCACGGTTATACTTCACAATCTTGCCTGTCGGAACACGCAAGTCCTCGTTCTCTGTTACTAGCCACAGTGTTGGATAAGATATATTCCACTCAAGGTTATCTGTGCCATAGAAGTTACCATCAGTAAATACAATCAAACCCTGTGCGTTGATGTTGTTATCGTTGATATACTTAGGAATACATTGTGGGTCAGTGCCACCACCACCTTTTGGCTTGACCTGATTCTGTATGTCTGTATAGTCATCAGCAAACTCTTGGATACCATGCACTTCTGTATCCCACCATAGCAGTTTAATTTTTTCAGGATTAGCGACCTCACAGATTGAAACCAGTTCTGACGTGAACTCAGTAAGTTCTCGTGTGCCGATAGAGCCTGATGTGTCAATGGCAACAACAAGTTCACCCACTCTCTCATTCTCAGTGATTGGTAAGTATATGTCGTTGACCATGTGTCGCTTGTTGAACCTACGCCAAGAGTATTCGTCTGTTCCTCGTGTTACTGACATAATGAATTCTCTCAACACAGTTCGCCAGTCGACCTTCGGTGCTAGTAAGTCCTCAATCGTTCTAGGAATCTTAGCACCAAGTCTGCCAGCCAATACTGAACCCTCACGCAGTGCCTTGTCGATACTGTCGGATAGTTCATTAGATTGTTTCTCAGACATTGTCTGACCATGTTCAAAGTCGTGTTCGTCCATAGTATTGCCATTACCATCGCCATACTTTTGTTCAAACTCTTGTGGTCTGTTTTGTCGCATATCTTTCAAGTCGTTGTATACCTCACGCACCGACCAGTTGTGATACTTGTCATCGACCAGTCCACCCTCAGGTAGTCTAAGAAACCCATGCTCTTTGATGTTCACAATTACATCGTTGACAACATAATCTGCTGACATGTTGACCAGTTGGGGGTCGTCCTTAAACTCACGCTTGAACCTAGCGACGTGCTTGAGAGCGACGTGTAAGTTCTCGTGAAGAACCAATGCTCGTAGTTCTTCGTCTTTAAGTTTAGATACAAACGACCGACCATACTTCTTATTCACACCATCGGTGTATGCCGTAATATTCTCATCAATGATTTCGCTTTTACCCATCATCATTACACCTGAATACAAAGCAGTCTCGTGATGTTTCATCAAAGCTATATGAGCTTTCTTCAGTCTTGTTTCTTCTGTTATTCTATTCATTGATAGTCTCCTAGAATAAGTCAAAGTTTTCTTCGCACCACTTAGCAATCTGTTTGTTACCTCGTGCTATGTCTCGTGCTTTCTTAGATTTAACCATCATGGTAAAGAACACGGCTTGCATCTCACTGCTTGGTAGTCTGTTTACAAACTTCATGAAGTCAGATAACTCGTCCTGTGTCTTGAGTATGTCCACAGCTTGGAACATAATCATAAGTTGTGCTGATATTTCAGATGGTATAGCTATCTTGTCAGGGTTATCTAAGATGTCTTGGAACTTAGGTAATTTTTTCTCTAGCGATAAGAACGCTGACATATCCGACGATGCACTCGTGCCGATAGTGCCTGACAATGCTGACATTGTAGCCTTATCTCCTAGTGTGTCTCTGTTAGAAACAATGACGGAAGACTTAGCCAATGAGCGTGGCGAGACAAAACTCAGTTGATGTTTCTTCGGATTGAAGATGTAGGGGTTGTCCTCTTGGTTATCATCTAAGTAACTTGCTAGTGAACGAGGAAACATGTGAACCCATGCTCTGATAAGCGGATGTATGTCGTTATCAGTTGCCCATATTAGCCAGTCATCTACTTGTGGTTTTTCCATTTGCAAGATACAAACCCTGTTACCCGCATGGGCTAGCATAGTGTCGCCTACTCCGTCGGATTGGTTGTTCGATGTGCCAAACACAATAGAACCTTCAGGCAGTGGTGTATCACCTACGCATCTCTCTAGCATTAGCCTTGTAAAGATAACTTGTAGTAGCTTAGGGGATTTCATAAACTCGTCGAGCAATATAACTTTTGGTTTATCACTTTCTAGTTTGAATATAGAACCCACGTAGCTTTCCAATGTTTTAGTATCATGGTTAGGAATAGTCATAGCTATGTCTGACATATCTTTCACTGGGCAGTCAACATAGATGTAGTCGTATTTGTCGCCCAAGTCTTCCTCTAGCATGTGAAGTAATGATGTCTTACCACACCCAGGCTCGGATTGTATGATTGGTGTAATCTCTTTACCGATAGTTGGGATAAGTGTTCGTAGTTCTTTAATTGTTACTGTGTGCATTATGCTCTCCTTTATGTGTGGGAAATCCCACGATTAGAATTGAAATTTAGAAAGTATGTCTTCTACGTCGTTCTTAACACGCTCTCTTGTGCTATCACTTACTCGTAGCTTTTCACTGTCAACACCTTGTAGGGTATCGTCTAATTGATTCGCTACTGACCTAAGTCTTGTGCTATGTTCATCATCAGTTAGTTGGAAGTTCCTGATTGTTTCGCATAACTCTTTTGCTTTCTCGATGGTGCTATCATAGATTTTGCGTTTCTTAGTTGTGGTCTTGCCGTCTTTTGTAACCTCTTGCGTTCCACAACAGTGTGCGATGCTTTCCATGACATTCGTGATTCGTTCTGTTTGTTGATGTAATACATTCTTAACTATCTCCTCAGCTTGTTTTTGGTATTGTAGTTTCAAGTCGCTCGCCAAGTCTTGTGCTACTTGACAACGAAAGTCTTGCTCAGGCACTTCAGAAACATACAGGTTACATGCAAACTTACTTCTGACTTCGTCAACACTTGGGTAATCATCTGCGTTATACATATCACCCTGACTGAAAGCCATGTTTGATTTAATAGTGTCATACCTATCACAGAAATCATCTAGTAGTCTGTAAAACTCTGTCTGATGTTCGTCATACTCAGATTTGAATTTCTCTAAGTTGATTGTAGGTAATAAGTCTTGACTGACGTTCCATCGGTATGTGTTGCGTTTAGCCCAGTTGTAAATGGTCTGTCGATAGTTCACCAAGTCTTTGTGATAGATGTTGTTAGCTAATAGATTTTTAACAAACCTACCTGCGTTACTGTCTGCTCGTTTAAGTTTGGTTACCTCTGATGAGATACCTCTGTCTTGTTTTGTTGCTGACCAAACATTTACGTCTACTGATACCAATACTGCTGATGTGGCTAGTGATGTAATATGTTTAGGTTGTTGTAGTTCGACGTAGTGCATGTCGTTCTCCTATAAAGTTAATATGTATCGTGGGAAATCCCACGCTCTCTGTTGCTACTTAACGCTAGTGTTGCTACGCATGGTTTATAATTCTCTCTAACCATAATAATATTATAGCAAACTTTACTAATTCTACAATAGCCTAGCACGACTATTTTTGTTCGGTGTATTGCTCTGTTAGCTATCCTCCTCTCTGTCAAAGTCAAGTTCAATATCAGACAAGTCTTCTGTCTGTTCTTCCTCAGGATACTCCCACACCCTGTCCTTTTTATTTATGTTCTTGCGATTGTGCATGATAATTTTCCAATCATCTTTGTTTGTCATACTCATGGTTTTTCTCCTAATCTATGTCTTAACACCTCAACAACCAAATCTAAAGATTCGCCGTCCGTCGTATTTTTATCAAGTATTACCTTAAGTAGTTCTTTGTCAGTCATATTTAAATTCACTTGATTAGTCCCCCTTTATTGTTGATGCCTTTTAAGTCATCGTAGTTTGTGAACACCATGTAGTTTGATTTGTGCATCGGTGCTACACAGTGCTTTACTTTCTCGGCTTGTTTCTCCCCACAGTCAAGACAAACCTTGAAACCTAGTTTTGCTCTATCGCTAGAGAATTCATTACCACACGTTATGCAGTTAGTCATAGTCTATCTCCTTATTGCGTAATGCGTCGGCTATCAAGTGAACTAAGTCATTTATATCTTTGGTGTCGATATAGTGTTCGATTAGTTCTTGAATACAATACTTTTGCTCTGCGTTCTCGTATTGCTCAGGCACACATCTTTCTTCTAATACTTTATAAGCCATCGCATACTTGTCTGTCGGTGTTGGGCAATTAACTTCCACCTCGTTCACCCAATACGTCCATGCGTCGTCTTCAATACTTGGCATACTCATTCCATCTCTCCCCACCATCTGCGTTCGTCTACCAAGCGTTCTGCTAGCTCATCATCAGAAAGTTTATTGTATGAAAGACACCCATCTTCATGTAGTCTAACTATTTCTTCTACTAAGTCTTTATGGCTAGAGCTTTCCCATGACTTTTCTTTATAGTCTAATAACATATCTAATATCTCATCTCGACTATATCTAGCTTTGGTCTCTGTTATTAAATAATCTCTGTCGCTCATATCTAGTCCCCCCACTCGTCGTTGTTATCAAATATTTCTACGCATTTCTCTGCTAGTTGTTTATCACTCATCTCGTTAATTGCATGGACGCCATTAATATTAAGTTCGACTATCTCAGCAATCAATTCGTCCCCACTGTATGTATTAGATAACTTGTCTACTATGTCGTCTAAGATTTTCTCTATCATCATGTCCCTAGAATAGTTTGACATTACCTCTAGCTTTTTGTAATGCGTGTTTGAAGTTTCTAAGCTACTACTCATAGCCCACCTCGCATTAGATAAGTTAGCATACCGACTGATAAGAACATTAGAATAACTAAGATAACAAACACAACCGACAATATCGTATCAAGTTTGCGTTGTCTAATTAGTTCTCTGCGTTCCAATAATGGATAATCAGGTATTGATTGGTGATACTTTTCCCAGTATTTCTCCATTTGTTCCAAGTCTTTTTTGTGCATCTCGTTCTCCTATAAAGTTAATAATTTGTAAAAATTATCGTGGGAAATCCCACGGTCTGGATAGAGCAAAACAAAATGAAACCATGTAAAACCAAACATATAAAATTATCTCTAACCATACTAATATTATACCAAACTTTACTAATTTACCAATATGTGAGTTGAAGTATTTTTGTTGGATTAAGTTGAGTTGAATTGTGGTCTCCACTCTTAGTTTACGAATGGCTGAAACTTCGTGATGTTGTAAGTGCTTGATTTTACAGGCTTGTTCCAGTTGTTCCAGTCTAAAACCTCGCTATAACTTTACTATAGGAACAGTGGAACAAAATTGGAACACGGCTAAGTGCTTGATTTTACTAGGTTTTATATAGATATATATTATATTATTTTAATAATAATTAGTTTGTTCCAGTTGTTCCAGTGAAAACAGGACGGTGTTTTTTGTAGTTGTTTAGTTTTGCACTGCGAAATCAAACCTCTTGATGACTAAATCTCTCAAAACCATATACATAGTGTCCCAAGACTGGAACATTGGAACAAAGTTAGCTAAGTCCTTGACTTCGTTGACAAAAACCTGTTCCAAGCCCCCCTTCGTAGACTGGAACAAAACCCCGTTTTGCATGGAACAACATGATTTTCTAGCAAATTCAAACTTAAAAAAGCATCGCTAAATTATATCTCTAGCGATAGCATGGTTCTCACCTCGTAGCGTGGGAAATCCCACGCAAACTTTACAAACGGCGTCAGCGACGTCGACGACACATAACTGGTATCAGTTAAGAATTAATTTAGCGTCGTAGACTGCGATAGCGACCTCGTCGTATCTAACTGGTTTCAAGAATTTAGGGCGAAAAAAAAACCCTGCCTGACCGAAGCCAGACAGGGTGTGAGAGTTATGAGTTAAGAACTTTGTCAAGTTCGTTGATTAAGGTTTCAACCTTTTCTGCCTTTTGAGCATTAAGCTTGTCACCGTTTTTGATACCATTGCGGTATAGTTTGACAAAACTTGCGAAGCCTTTAACCATACGAGCATTGAAGGGTAAGACTTCAACGCTTGAGCCAGACTCTGTATTATCTTTCGCATACAAAGACTTGACTGCGTTTTTAAGATCACGAAACTTGTCACGCTTGTAATCTTGTGCTGATTCACGCCATGCCTTGTAGAATTCCTTCTTAGCAGGACCGATTGGATCAGCGTTCTCACCCTTAGTCGCAGACAAGGATTGATACTCACCCTTTGGCATAGCCCACGCCAAGCGTGATTCTAAGACCATGTCGGGCTTGTCATCGCTAGGAACTAACTGCTTACCAGCAACGATCTTGACGGGTATTTTCTCACCCTTCTCACGCTCCCAGTTTTCAAAGAACGCAGTCGTTGTTTGATCTTTGACTTCGTTTGCCATGTTAGCAAAGCCGTCATCAATCACGGCGTTAGCGTCCTTAGTCAGCTTAGACTTTGCGACCTTGTCTATTAGCTTTTTATCAGCGTATTTAAGAACGATACCAAGATACATAGAAGCACCTTGTTTTACCATACTTGAGCCCTTACAAACTAAACCTACAGACTCATTAATTAAAGTTTTTGTATTTAAGTTTGACATAATGTCACTCCTTATAAAGTTAGTAAAATATGAACGGCAGAATTACCGAACATGAGTCATTTATATAATTAGTTATATGCTAAGTCAAATAAGTAGGGCTTAGCGTGGGAATTCCCACGCATCGAACTCGACCAAACCGACAAAATCGACCTCGACGGAGTCGACGACACATAACTGGTATCAAGGGAGCCGAAGCTCCCAAGACTTACTCCCATAGTAAAAAGAAATAGATACCGAGATTAACCATCGCGACACCTACGAACATAATGGCAAGGGGGTTCATTGCGAACCCCAGTAACGTTGCCACTAATCCACACATACATGCAATCAATGCGAATATCTCTTTCATTATTTATACTCCTCGATGTAAGTTTCAAGTTGTTGCTTAACGTTCTCAGCTACGAGAGCGTAAACCTTTGGGTCTATAATATCTACAGTTGTAGAGTTGTCCCCATTCTCTGCGTAATGTTTGATAGCCCTATGTGCTTCGTTCATTAATGCAGTGATTACAAACGTGCTACCTAATACTTCATAGTTAACAATGTTACTAACTATGTCTGTTACTTTCTTACTCATACTAAACTCCTTATAAAGTTAATAAACACATCACAATATGTAATGCATGAATCCTTTTTACTATAACCGAATACCTATGTCAAATAACCTACCCCTCCCCCACCAACCACATTACAACAGATGGGACCCACGCTACGCTACGCACTAAGATTTACACAAATTACCAGACAAAAATTGAAATACTAGACCCCCCACCCCCCTTACTTTACAAACACCCCCCGTCAAGGGGACCCAAAAAGATGTTGCAAAATAAAATATTAGGCATATAATGAAATTAGGTCAGTGAGGGTTCCTTACTTACTCTCTCCTCTCGATCCTTACTGATTCCTATAAAGTTAGTAACACCAGCCCGGTTTCTTTCGCCGGGCTTTTTATTTGAGATTGAGTCGCATTTCTGTTTTTATTTTTTTAATCTGTATGATGCAGGTATGAAAACTATATTTAAATACTTAGATGAGATTGCGGCGCTCGGTTTGAGCTTGACGTTCTACGTGATCTGGCTATACTTACTTATAACTCTTTAGGGTCGAACCCATATAAGGACGCTATATGTTTGATGATGAGTTTAAAACGTTTGTTGTCATGGCTGTCGTAGTCTTCATTTTTTTCCTTATACACAGCTAAGTGAGCCATCTCATGTAAGAGTGTCTTACAGATTGTGTCGAAGTGACCATTCTTAGCGCTACTTATATAGATCGTATCTTCATCGGGTGCAAACTCACCCATAATATCTTTGCGTCTTGTAACCTTGAATCTAAGCTGACCAGGATGAGGCATATTTATCTTATCGAATGGTGGCATTTTGACGAAGGTCTTATATAAGAGTTTAAGGTTTTCGTCGGTTAATATAGTCACGAACGAGACCTACCTAAAGACCATAGGTTAACTGGACCAAACTCTGTATCTTTCCATTCTATAGACATGTTGTTGGATATGCTGGAGTAAACCCTTCAGGTAAAAATAAATAGCCTTGCATGATGCAAGCGGTTGACCACTGTGGGTAATCAGGTCTGAGGCACTCATCGAAGTATTGATGAGCATGGGCGCAGGATTCGAAGTTACCTATGTAATGTCGATCGTTATCTACATACAGATATAAAACCCACTCAAACATCTCTTTATTATACTCTTTTTTAAATATTATGTTACAATTCGATTTATTAGCTGCAATTTCAAGGTGTAAACAGCGACACATGACAGAAAACAAAGAGCCATTAGTACCCCCAGTAGAAGAAAATATACCTTTACCTAAAGGGGCTAGAGATGCTTTACCTGAATTAACTCCAAAAGAAGAACTATTAGCTAGAAGTAAAACAATAAAGCTGATTGCGGATATCAATGGAGAAACTATTGAGCCAACTAAGGATCAAGTTGATGATGCTACTAAGATGGCTGAAGAAATGATGGAGAATAGGGACTTAAAACACGAGTTTGCTAACTATCCTAACGAAACTATAGCGTTTTTGACAGGTTTGGTTGAGTCAACTAGCCATATGGTAGTAAAAGACCTAGCAGATATTAAGTTATCAGTGCTAAATGGGCTATTACAAGAGGCAGCAACGGCTAAATCGGCTCGTGAACGTATCTCAGCATGGTCTAGAATAGGCGAAATAGACGGAGTTGATGCATTTAAAAAGAAAACTGAGGTTACACATGTCACTAAATCAGGTAAAGAACTCGAAGAAGAGCTGAAAAAGACCATTGAGGAGCTAAAAGGTAAGGTAGTTGAAGGTGAAGTGATAGAAGACGACGATGATTAGCCAACAAGACCTTGATTTATTAGAAAAAGCACTACCAAACATGTCTGAAAGGGACAGACAACGTAATTTAAAGCTGTTAACAGACTATAAAAAAGAAATAACTAAAGAACGTGGCGCAAAAAGGTTCTTAGACTTTATTAAACATGTATATCCAAACTATATTATAGGAGAACATCATAGGCGACTGGCGCAACTCTTTGAGGATATTGCGGACGGCAAAAAGAAAAGGATTATTGTCAATATTGCACCGCGACACGGTAAAAGTGAACTTATATCCTACTTGGCTCCGGCATGGTTCTTGGGTAAGCACCCTGCCAAAAAGGTTATCATGGCATCTCACACTGCTGACCTTGCGGTTAACTTTGGTCGTAGAGTACGTAACCTCGTGGGTTCAGACTTATATAAAGATGTGTTTCCCGAAATCGAACTTCAAGCAGATTCTAAGTCGGCTTCGCGATGGGGTACTAATTTTAACGGTGAGTATTTTGCCATTGGTGTGGGCGGCGCTCTTGCTGGACGAGGCGCAGACTTATTTATCATCGACGACCCTCACTCTGAGCAAGATGCAAAACTTGGAAAACCAGATGTATTCTTACCAGCATGGGAATGGTTTCAGTCAGGTCCCTTACAACGGCTTATGCCCGGAGGCGCAATTATTGTCGTTATGACGCGGTGGTCTAAGCTAGACTTGACTGGTCAGATTGTTAATCAGATGGTGAAGAACGATGAAGTAGATGATTGGGAGGTAGTGGAGTTCCCGGCTATACTAGAAAATAAGCAAGGCGAAGAAGTACCTCTATGGGGAGACTTCTGGAGTTTAGAAGAACTAAGAGCTAGACGTGCTGCGTTAGATGTTAGGTATTGGAATGCACAATATATGCAAAACCCAGTATCTGAAGAAGGTGCGTTGATAAAAAGGGAGTGGTGGAACATATGGGAAGAAGACAATCCACCGCCATGTGAGTTTATTATTATGACATTGGACGCTGCTCAAGAAGCAAACAACCGCTCTGACTACAATGCTCTAACCACTTGGGGAGTATTTTTTAACGAAGAAACCAATAATTATAATATAATACTGTTAAACGCAATTAAGAAACGTCTAGAATTCCCAGAGCTAAAGCAGCTTTGCATAGAAGAATATAGAGATTGGGAACCTGACTCCTTTGTTGTGGAGAAAAAATCTAACGGGGCTGCACTTTACCAAGAGTTCAGAAGGATGGGTATACCCGTAGGAGAATTCACACCAGGAAAAGGACAGGATAAGATTAGTCGAGTCAACGCTATATCTGATTTATTTAGTTCAGGTATTGTCTGGGCTCCAGAACATAGATGGGCAAATGAAGTGATAGAAGAATGTAATGACTTTCCTTCAGGTGCCAATGATGACTTAGTTGACGCAACGACGTTAGCTTTAATGCGTTTTAGACAAGGTGGGTTTATAAGGTTACCAAGTGATGAAGAAGATGAGATACCTGGGTTTAGAGGCTATAACCATAAGCGGTTGTATGCTTTATAAAATATTAAACAGATTGTGGAAGATTGTGTGGTGGGTAAAAACACTTACACTTATTATATATTATCTTCTCATAATACAAATTAAAAAATTATTAGGAACTTACAATGGCAGCGAATGATATAGATAAAGGTTTAGCTCAAGCTCCTCTAGGACTATCTGAAGATGAAATGAAAAAGATGATTGGTTCAGGAATAGAACCAGACATAGAAATCGAAATCGAAGACCCAGAATCAGTAAGTATTAAAGCGGGCGGAATGGAAATTGAAATAGACCCAGATGCTGAAGACGACTTTAGTAAAAATTTAGCAGAAGACATAGATGAAGAAGCTCTAGCAAAATTAGCTGATGAATTATTAGAAGATTATGAGGGGGACCTAACAGCACGACGTGATTGGCTAGATACATACGTTGATGGTTTAGATTTATTAGGTCTTAAATTAGAAGACAGATCAGAACCATGGGAAGGTGCGTGTAATGTCTTTCACCCATTGATGACAGAAACTCTAGTTAAGTTCCAAGCAGAAACAATGACCGAAACATTCCCAGCTGCCGGTCCAGTCAAAACACAAATAATTGGTGACCTTACAGAAGAAAAAGAAGAAGCAGCTAAACGTGTACAAGACGACATGAATTATCAGCTTACACAAAAAATGGTTGAGTACAGACCTGAACATGAACGTATGTTATGGGGTTTAGGGTTAGCTGGTAACGCATTTAAGAAAGTTTATTATGACCCATCATTAGAACGTCAGGTGTCTATGTATATTCCTGCTGAAGATTTGGTTGTGCCTTATGGTGCTTCAGATTTAGAATCAGCAGAACGAGTTACACATGTAATGCGTAAGACTGGTAATGAATTACGTAAGCTACAAGTCGCAGGTTTCTATCGTGATATTGACTTAGGTGAACCTTCACATGACTTAGAAGAAGTTGAAAAGAAAATTGCAGAGAAGATGGGTTTCAATGCAACAACAGATAACCGCTTCAAAATTTTAGAAATGCATGTTGACTTAGACTTAGAAGGCTACGAAGATGAAGACGACGGCGAGAAAACAGGTATTGCATTGCCTTACGTTGTAACAATTGAAAGATCAACACAAGAAGTTTTATCTATTAGACGTAACTGGAACCCAGACGACAAAACTAAACAGAAACGTCAGCACTTTGTACATTATGGTTATGTACCAGGATTTGGTTTCTACTGTTTTGGTTTGATTCATTTAATAGGTGCGTTTGCAAAATCAGGCACAATGCTATTAAGACAATTGGTAGACGCGGGTACATTATCTAACCTTCCTGGTGGTTTCAAATCACGTGGTCTTAGAATTAAAGGAGATGAAACTCCAATAGCTCCAGCAGAATTCCGTGATGTGGATGTACCTTCTGGTACTATCCGTGACAATATTATGGCTCTACCTTATAAAGAGCCAAGCCAAGTTTTAAATCAGTTGATGAACCAGATTATTGATGAAGGAAGAAGATTTGCTTCAGCGGCTGATTTAAAAGTATCTGATATGTCAGCTAACGCTCCAGTTGGTACTACACTAGCTATTTTAGAGAGAACATTAAAAGTAATGAGTGCAGTACAAGCTCGTATTCACTATGCAATGAAACAAGAGTTCAAACTCTTAAAAGGCATTATACGTGACTTTACTGACTCATCATATACATATGAACCAGCTGACGGAAGTAAAAGAGTTAAACAAGCTGACTATGATACAGTAGAAGTTATTCCTGTATCTGATCCTAACGCAGCAACAATGTCACAGAAAGTTGTTCAGTATCAAGCTGTTATGCAGTTAGCGCAAGCTAACCCACAGATTTATGACATGGTTGAACTTAATAAACAGATGTTAGAAGTATTAGGTGTTAAGAATATAGATAAACTAATTCCACAATCTGACAAGGCTAAACCTCAAGACCCTGTATCAGAAAACATGAATATACTTAACAGTAAACCTGTTAAAGCATTTATATACCAAGATCATGAAGCTCATATCAAAACACATATGGCATTTATGAATGATCCAAAACTAAGACAGATGGTTGGACAAAGCCCAAATGCAGGAGTATTACAAGCAGCTATGGAAGCACACATAGCAGAACATTTAGCTTACCAATACAGAAAAGAAATAGAAGACCAAGTAGGTGTACCCTTACCTGCACCTAACGAGGAAATGGACGAATCAGTCGAACTTGATCTCTCAAGAGTTGTTGCAAAAGGAGCTGAACAGTTATTACAAAAAGATATACAAGAAGCTCAAGCACAAGAGATTATGCAGAAACAACAAGATCCTATCTTGCAAATGCAACAGAAAGAGTTGCAAATTAAGGAACTCGAAGCTCAAGCAAAAGCTCAGAAGATGCAAGCAGATACTGCATTAGACCAAGCTAAACTTGAACTAGAGAAGATGAAACTAGAATCTGAAGAAAGAATTGCTGGTGCTAAGATTGGTGCTAACGCAGTGATGGATAACAGAAAAATAGAATCACAAGAATTAATCGCAGGAACTAAAATAGGAGTTGAAGCAGTAAAAAATAAAAACACAAGAAAGGAATAATAAATGGATTCAACGTTAAAACTCCTCGCTGAAAAGCTTGGTGAGGAAAGGCAACGCATTAGTGATGATCTAGTTATGGGAAGAGCTGAAGAACATGCACAATACATGCATGGCTGTGGCATTATCCGTGGCTTTGACATTGCACAAGGATTAATTTCCGATATAGCAAAATTACAGGAGGATGACGATGACTGAAATCATAACTCCTAATAAAACAATAGTGGACTTCAAAGGCAAGCAAGTCAAAGCTGAAGAAGAAACACAAGAACAAAAACCGGCTCAATTACCAGAAGTCAAAGGGTATCGCATTTTATGTGCTGTACCTAATGTAAATGAAAAGTATGAGAGTGGGCTAATTAAAGCAGATAAAACAAGGCATATTGAAGAACACTCAACTGTAGTTTTATTTGTTATCAAATTAGGAGATATGGCTTACGCAGACAAAGACAGATTTCCTACAGGACCTTGGTGTAAAGAAGGTGACTTCGTAATCACTAGGGCATATTCTGGAACTCGAATCAAAATACATGGTAAAGAGTTTCGCATCATTAACGACGATACCGTAGAAGCAGTGGTCGATGACCCACGCGGATACGAACGCGCATAAGGAGTTGAAGTATGGCAAATATAATTAATGAAATACCAGCAGAACTCGAAGAAGAGGAAACAACGGAAGTTGAACTTGAATCATCTGAAGATAAAGCTGATTATGAAGAAGCTGTAGAAGCTAAAAAAGAAGTTAAAAAAGAAACTAAAACAGAACCTGAATTTGAGATTGAAGAGGAAGATGATACTCCTCCAGAAGACAGGGGACGTGAACCACTACCGGATAACATTAAAAAAGAATTAGATGAAGATAATCTAGAAGACTACTCAGCGAGAGTTAAAGAACGTATTGCTCAAATGAAGAAATACAATCACGACACTCGTAGAGAAAAAGAAGCTATTGAAAGAGAAAGAGACGAAGCTATTGCAAATGCTAGAAGAGTCTTAGAAGAAAATCAAAAGCTAAGAAAAACTTTATCTACTGGAGAAGAAGATTATCTTAAAACACTAAAAGAAAAGTATGAGTCCGATGTTAATTATGCTAAACGTGAATATCGCGAAGCATATGATTCAGGAGACCCAGAAAAGATTGTTGAAGCTCAAAGTAAACTAAACGAAGCTCAGTTCAAATTACAGAACGCTATGGGCATGAAACCTCAATATAATACTTTACAAGAGGACCAAAGTAGTGTACAAATAGCACAACAGCAAAATTATACGTCTCAAGCACCAAAACCAGACTCAAAAGCTACTGCGTGGCAAGAAAAGAACACCTGGTTTGGCAGAAATAAGGTTATGACTGCTACCGCTTTGGGATTGCATGATGAATTAGTTAGTGAGGGTATTGACCCAACATCTGACCAGTATTACCGTCGTATAGATGATACGATGCATAAATTGTTTCCAGATCATTTTGGGGACGCTGAAGAATCGTTGGAAGGACAACCTGCCCAACGCACTAAAAAACCTTCTACTGTTGTTGCTCCTGCAACCCGGTCGACCGCACCTAAAAAGGTAAGATTGACTAAAACACAGTTAGCTTTAGCTAAGAAATTTAAGCTAACACCAGAGCAATATGCAAGAGAACTTTTAAAAACGGAGAACGCAAATGGATAAACGTCAAGATAGAGATTTAGAAGTAAGAGAAACAACCGACCAAAGAAGTAAACAATGGGCACCCCCATCACTACTTCCAGAATTTAAAAAGAAACCAGGTTGGGCGTATAGATGGATTAGAATTACTTTAGCTAACGAGGCGGATAACCGTAATGCTTCTTCAAAAATGCGTGAAGGCTGGGAACCTGTGAAACATTCAGAGCACCCAGAAATAAATTTACCGGTAAGCTCCAATGGCAACTTTAAAGATGCCGTAGAAGTTGGTGGCTTACTACTTTGTAAAATGCCACAAGAAATGGTAGATCAGAGAAACGAGTATTACAAGAAAAAAGCAGAAGGTCAGGCAGAAGCAGTTGATAATAGCTTTTTAAAAGAAAATGACCCGCGTATGCCTCTATTCTCCGATAAAAAGTCTACTAAATCTTTCGGCAAAGGTTAAAATCTTTAAGGAGATGATATTATGGCAACAACAGCCGCAGCTTACGGTTTAAAAGCCGTTAATTTGATCGGTGGTCAGCCTTATGCTGGTTCTACACGTCAAATTAAAATCGCGTCTGGATATAATACTAACATCTTCAACGGAAGCGTCGTATCAATCGTAGCGGCAGGTACAATCGAATTAGTAACAACAATCGGTTCATCCGCTTCTAAATTCCCTGCAGGTACTGTAGGTGTTTTCGTTGGATGTTCTTATACAGATCCAAACACTAAACAAAAATTATTCAAACAATACTGGCCAGCTGGCACAGTAGCTTCTGACGCAGTTGCATACGTAATTGACGATCCAGATGTTGTATTCCAAATTCAAGCTGACGATACAGTTCCTCAAACAGCTCTTGGTGCTAACGCTCCATTAGCGAACGTACAGTCAACTTCTACAGGTGATACAGCTACAGGTAACTCAAACGTAGCATTAGACGCAACTGTTGTACAAACAGAAGCAGCTTTCAGAATCGTGGATTTTGTTGATTCAACTACATCAAGCGTAGGCGATGCTTACACTGATGTGTTAGTTAAATTCAACGGTGTAAACCACGGTTACAATAACGGTACTGGTATTTAAGGAGAATAAACCATGGCAATTTCAAGAGCTCAGTTATTAAAAGAACTGCTCCCAGGTCTTAATGCTTTATTCGGTATGGAATACCAGCGTTATGGCGAAGAGCACAAAGAAATCTACGAAACAGAATCATCAGAAAGAAGTTTCGAAGAAGAAACAAAACTATCAGGCTTCGCAGCTGCCCCTAACAAGGCTGAAGGCGCTGCAATTGCGTATGACAACGCACAAGAAGCTTGGACAGCTAGATATAATCACGAAACCATTGCTTTAGGTTTCTCACTAACAGAAGAAGCTGTTGAAGATAACCTCTACGACACTTTATCTGCTCGTTACACTAAAGCATTAGCTCGTGCTATGTCTTACACAAAACAAGTTAAAGCTGCTAACGTTTTAAACAACGGCTTTGACGGTACTAACTACCCAGGCGGTGACGCTAAAGCATTATTTGCTACAGATCACCCATTAGTAAACGGCGGTACAAATAGCAATACGCAGTCAACAGCTGCTGACTTAAACGAAACTTCATTAGAAAACGCAGTTATTCAGTTAGCTGGTTGGACAGATGAAAGAGGTTTATTAATTGCTGCTAAACCACGTAAACTAATTATCCCACCAGCACTACAGTTTGTGGCTACTCGTTTATTAGAAACTGACCAAAGAGTTGGTACTGCTGATAACGATACAAACGCATTACGTAGTAACGGTGCGATCCCAGAAGGATACACAGTAAATCACTTCTTAACAGATACTGATGCATACTTCTTAACAACCGATGTTCCTAACGGTATGAAGCACTTCGAAAGAACTGCATTAACTACTTCTATGGACGGCGACTTCGACACAGGTAACGTACGTTACAAAGCTCGTGAGCGTTATTCATTCGGTTGGTCAGATCCCCTCGGTATGTGGGGCTCACAAGGTGCTTAATTAGTTAAGTACTTTCTCTCCTCGAAGACCCAGTTTCGGCTGGGTTTTCTTTTACCTATAACTAATGGTTTTCTTTATAGTTTTTCTTTTTAATATCAATACAATACATATATCAGCTATGCTGAAATTTAATTTAAGGAGAATCATTATGTGGACAACACCATCAGCAACAGAAATGAGATTTGGTTTTGAAGTAACAATGTACGTATGTAACAAGTAAGTATATAATTTAAAAACTTATTATCTATTCGGTACGGTGGCTAGGAAACAGCCTGAATCGTTTAAAAGGGATAATATTTTAAAAGCACCAACATTAAAGGGCCTAGTGTCCTTTTTTGTTGTATAATGTCTATAAAATGTGTATCATTTAGTTATTCGGGAAACATCGACTTATCTAACTGCCCCGACAGACGCATACACGATAGATAAGTTTAACTTTGTATGGAGACATTATAATGGCAAGATCAACCTTTTCAGGTCCAGTCACATCTAATGCTGGCTTTAATGGACCAGTCGTAGTAGACAATACTACACTCAACACAGGCGCAGCGGTTACAACAACTCTTACACGCGCTCAATCAGGAACATTATTTGAAGTAGACGGCACAGACGACATTGTTGTTAATATGCCAGCTCTAAGCACAGATAACCCAGGTACAACCTATGAATTTTTTGTAACCACAGCCGTTGGTTCAGGTAAAACAGTAACATTTGTGTTACCAGGTTCAGCAGTATCTAATTTCTATGGCGCTTTATCTCTTATGGGTGGCGCAGCGGCTAACCCAGCAAGTGACGTTGCAGGTGATACATTAACATTAGTAGCTACAACAGCAGTTAATGCAAGAGTTAAACTAACATGTATTTCTGATGACGGTACTAACTCTACATGGAAAGCTGAAACACTTTCTACACCAATAGCAACTATTGCATAATAGGAGATAAATTATGTCTATGCAATCAGATGTAAAACAGGCATTTATAAATCAGTCTGGTTACCCTACACCCTATGAAAGATTGCGTATTAAAGGTATCGCTGTTAAAGGGTCCTCATCCGCAGGACAACTTGACGTGTTTTCTACGAACGCTACTCCTGTTGCAGGAACTTATGGTCAGTCTGGTTCAACTATTACTGTTACCAAAGTGGGTCACGGGTTATCAACAGGAGATAAGATTGGCATTGCTTATACTGCCGGTACAGGTGGAACAGCAGTGTGTGGAAACGTAGTTATTACAGTAACCGGCGATGATACTTTTACAATATCTTGTATCAATTCATATACAATTACGGGTGATCCTGCCTGCCGATATGTTACAAATGGTGGCTCATGGTTAATGACATTTACATTAGCTGCTACTGATATTTACAACAATTACTTTAATATACCTGACCAAGGAATACTAGTAGAGAAAAAAGTATATTGTTCTATGTCAAATGTTAGTGCCGCAACTATATTTTATGCATAATGGCAACGACTAAGAAAAAAGGAATGGGTATTAAAACTTCTGTAAAGTCGGGCAACTTTCGTCCGACCAAGCAGGGTGCGGGTATGACTAAGAAAGGTGTTGCAGCCTATCGCAAAGCCAACCCAGGTTCTAAATTAAAAACAGCGGTTACGGGTAAAGTCAAACCTGGGTCTAAAGATGCAAAACGACGTAAGTCATTTTGTGCTAGGTCTGCAGGACAGATGAAGCAGTTTCCAAAGGCAGCTAAAGACCCTAACTCAAGATTACGTCAAGCAAGACGTAGGTGGAAGTGTTAACATGGAAAAGATGCAAGAAACAGTAGCTGTTCACTCGGCAGAGATTGAACACATGAAGAAAGACATAGATCACATCATGGCTAAAGTTGACAAGATGGACAGGTCTATTGATGAAATTAAAGAAACATTGGCTGAATTTAAAGGTGGTAAAAGAGTGGCAATGTGGTTCTTTGGTTTTATTGGTGTAATTGCAGGGTCTATAGTGACTTGGTTTATGGGTAAATAATGTTTAAAAGGATATTAAAAATGTTTGAAAAAGAAAATCATGAACAACATGAAGAAAAAGTTGAGGCTATAAAAAAAGAAGCTAAACCTAAAAAGTTTGACGCTAAAGCCCATAGAGAAAAAATAAAAGCTATGGAATTTGCAAATGCCAGCAAAAAGTAAAAAACAGTATCAGTTTATGAAAGCGGTAGCCAATAATCCTAAGTTTGCAAAGAAGGTAGGTGTACCTACAAAAGTAGGTAAAGAATTTACAAAGAAACCAAAGTCCAAAAGGAGAAAATAATGGGCGACGAAAAAAAGAAAAAAGTAATTAAACCTGAAGACGAAAAAAAGCGTATTAAGGACATGGCTAAAGAAGAACGCATGAAAAAAATTCTTACTAAAGATATGGAAACGTTCGGACCTAGAGAAGAATCTAAACCTATGAAATCTATGAAGTCTAAGGACCCAATGGTTGGAGTAGTTAAAGAACCAGGACCTATGAGTGGAAATATGCTTAAGGAAAAGAAAAAAGCTGGCGGTAAGATTGGTATGGGTATGACTAAGAATAATTATAAAAAAGGTGGCAAAGTTTCCTCTTGCTCTAAACGAGCTGATGGCTGTGCTAAACGTGGTAAAACTAAAGGACGGATGGTTTAATTATGAAACCTGTAGACAAAGAAAAAAACCCTGGACTAGCTAAACTACCAACGGAAGTTCGTAACAAAATGGGCTACATGAAAAAAGGTGGTAAAGTTGGGTATAAAAAAGGCGGTAAAGTTAAAAAGTGCAAACGTGATGGTATTTGCAAAAAAGGTAAGACAAAAGGACGCATGGTATGATGAAATGTCGTGGCATGGGCAAAGCCATGAAGCCTGTAGCATTTAAAAATGGCGGTTCTACTAAAAATAAAACCAACAAAGACGCATGCTACCACAAAGTAAAAGCAAGCTACAAGGTATTTCCTAGTGCATACGCATCTGGTGCTATTGCTAAGTGCAGAAAGAATAAAGGTAAATAAAATGGTAGATAAGACTAAAAGAAAAGACTATATGAAGTCTAGAATTACTGAAGGCAAAAAAGAAAAAGGAGCTAAACATTTAGATTCTAGTAATCAACCTACAGCTAGACAAAAAGGATATGCTAAAGGTTTAAAAGAGCAGAAAGATTTTATGGAAGGTTCTAAAGCTAGAAAGTATTTAGGTGAACTTTATGGTGTTGGGTTTAGTGAAAAAACAGAACTACCTACTTTAAAAGATAGTGATGAAAGACTAAAAAATAATACTGGTGCTCAAGGAAGAAACCAAGGACGTAAGGACATGGCTGAAGCTAAAAAGAAAAACATGAAAAAAGGTGGCATCGTTAAAAAATGCAAACGAGACGGTATTTGTAAAAGAGGTAAAACTAGAGGTAGAATGGTTTAATGGCAGTTCGTAAGACAGCTAAAGGCGCCGCACTAAAACGTTGGTTCCAAGAAGATTGGAAAGATGTTAGAACAGGCAAAGCGTGTGGTAGACAAAAAGGAGAATCACGTGGAACTCCTTATTGCAGACCTAGCAAACGTGTATCAAGTAAAACTCCTAAGACATCAGGAGAAATGACTGCAGCTGAGAAGAAGTCTAGAATAGCTCAGAAGAAAAGTTTAGGGCAACCAGCAGGTAAACCGAGAAGAGTTGCCCCACTAAAACGTAGAAGGAAGAAATAAATGGCTACATCAGGAACAGCAACATTTAATTTAGACTTAAATAATATAGTCGAAGAAGCGTTCGAGCGATGCGGTGCTGAACTACGTACAGGTTATGATTTAAGAACTGCAAGACGTAGTCTAAACTTACTTACTGCAGAATGGGCTAACCGAGGCGTTAACCTATGGACTATTGATGAGGGTTCAGTGACACTAACTTCAGGTACAAACAATTATAATCTACCTGCGGATACCATTGACTTAATCGAACAAGTAGTAAGAACAGGTACAGGACAGAATCAACAAGACATTAACATTACTAGAATCTCTGCTCCTACATGGGGAACAATACCAAACAAAAATGCAACAGGTCGACCAATACAAGTATGGATAAATAGACAAGCAAGTCAACCACAAATTAATGTATGGCCTGCACCAGATAACAATAATTACACATTTGTCTATTGGAGATTGAAGCGTATTGAGGACGCAGGGAACGGCGTTAATACTCAAGACATACCGTTTAGATTTTTACCTTGTTTAGTAGCAGGATTAGCTTTTTATTTAAGTATGAAACTACCAGGTGCTGATATAAGAACTCAAATGCTAAAACAAGAATATGAAGAACAGTGGTTATTAGCTTCAACTGAAGATAGAGAAAAAGCCGATTTAAGACTTGCACCCCGTCGGCAATATTTATAAGGAAACGCTATGGGACGAAAGTATACGTCTGGTAAACATACCATAGCAGAATGTGATAGATGTGGTTTTAGGTATAAGCTAAAAGAACTAAAAGACTTATTTATAAAAACTACAGACACTAATATTAAAGTCTGCAAAGAGTGTTGGGAACCAGACCATCCACAGAACATGCAAGGTATGTATCCTGTTGATGACCCACAGGCAGTAGAAGACCCAAGACCAGATAAAAACTTGGAGATACAAAGAGATTATCAGTATGGTTGGAATCCTGTTGGACTTAATAATCCACTTGCATTACCAGACGTAGAAGATGATTTGGAAGGTACCGGCGGGGTTGGCACGGTTACTGTAACAACAACTTAGGAGTATAATATGAACAAAGATAGAAAAGGCTGCAATACTACATATAAACAACCAGAGATGGTTGCAGTGCCTAACACAGCTGGATATCCGTCAAAAGATGTTAAGACTGAAGGTGTAGTAACACGCGGTAACGGTGCAGCAACAAAAGGTACAAAAGCACGCGGCCCAATGGCATAAGGATAAAGAATGACTTACGCAGAATTAGTAGCAGCGATACAGTCTTATACTGAGAACCAGTATAGTACAACTGACGTAAATACATTTATACAACAGGCTGAACAACGTATATATAATTCAGTTCAATTGCCCGACTTACGTAAAAATGTTACAGGTAACATGACAAGTGGTAATAAATATTTTAGTTTACCTAGTGATTGGTTATCTACATTTAGTATTGCTGTAATTAACGCTGATAATGAATACACATACTTATTAAACAAAGATGTAAACTTTATTAGAGAATCATTCCCTGATACTGATTCAGGGTTTTATGGACAGCCACAATATTATGCTATATTCGATGATACAACAATGTTGCTTGGTCCTACACCAGATGCTAATTATAACTCTGAGCTTCATTACTATTATTACCCTGAGTCTATTGTTACAGCTGGCAACACTTGGTTGGGTGATAATTTTGACACTGCTCTATTCTATGGAGCGTTGTTGGAAGCAGCTGCGTTTATGAAAGAAGAGGGTGATGTACTTACAGTATATGCTCAAAAATATAACGAAGCTATGGGACTTCTTCAGAACTTAGGAGAAGGTAAAAATAGGAGAGATGCTTACAGAAGTGGGCAAGAAAGGATAGCAGTTAAGTAATGAAAGAAATGAACTTTGGTGATTTACAGTTTGATGTAATTACTTCAAAAGCAAACCAGGGTCATTCACCTGAACAGATAGCGGAAATGGCGTTAGCAAAAATAATTTATGTAGCTCAAGATGCTAATCCGTTAATACGTGAGCAAGCAGAAGCGTACAAAAACCACATTAGACAAGTTCTAGTGCAATATATGAAAAAGGCTATTAAGTCTAATCATACAACAATAGCGAATAAACTGCGTGAAGCAGGACATTCAGATTTAATTAAAATTTTGGAGATATAAAATGGCAATTACTCAAGCAATGTGTACGTCATTTAAAGTGGACTTATTGAATGGTATTCACGCTTTTGGTACTACAGTCGCTCGTGCAGGTACAACTGCTGACACTATGTACATGGCTTTATACACATCATCAGCTACTTTAGGTGCGACAACAACAGCTTACACAGCTACTAACGAAGTATCAGGTACTGGATATTCTGCTGGTGGTCAAGCACTTACTGCAGTTGCTCCTACATCATCAGGTACAACAGCGTACTTAGACTTTGATGATGAAACATGGACATCTTCTACTATTACAGCACGTGGTGCGTTGATTTATAATTCAACACAATCAAACAAATCTGTAGCAGTATTAGACTTTGGTGCAGACAAAACATCAACAGCAGGTGACTTTACTGTAGTATTCCCTACAGCTGACGCTTCTAACGCTATTATTAGAATAGCCTAATAGGAGGCTAATATGGCTCTTGTTGTTAAAGACAGGGTAAAAGAAACTACTACCACGACAGGTACAGGCACTTTAACACTAGCTGGAGCAGTGACTGACTATCAAGCTTTCTCTGCTATTGGCGATGGTAATACAACGTATTACACCATTCAGTTAAGTACAAGTGATGAGTGGGAAGTAGGTCTTGGTACATATACTGCATCAGGTACGACTTTATCTCGTGATACTATTCTTGCGTCCTCTAATTCAGGAAGTGCAGTTAATTTTTCTGCAGGAACTAAAGATGTATTTGTTGTGTATCCAGCAGGTAAAGCAGTATACGGAGATGCAAATGGGGATGTTACAGTTTCTGGAGTTGTACGAGGCACAGAACTAGAGGCATCAAATGGTATAGTTACAAACAATGAGACCGTTGGTGCTAATTATACTTTTCCTACAGGATATAATGGAATGAGTGTAGGACCAATTACTATTGGTAGTGGGGTTACAGTAACAATACCGTCAGGGCAACGCTGGGTAGTACTGTAAATGTTTTCCGATAGCCCTTTAGCCACCTCCGCCTTTTCGGCGTTAGGGAACATAAGTGTTTCCGTAGCTGTTACGGGTGTACAAGGAACTACTGGACTAGGGAACGAAACTGTTGTTGCAGATGCAAATGTATTCCCAACAGGAGTAAATGCAACAGGTAATATAGGTGATGTAACAATCACTGCAGATGCAAATGTAAGTGTTACAGGAGTAGCAGGAACTACAGCACTAGGTACAGCTGACGCAACAGGTGATGCAAATGTAAGTGTTACAGGTGAAGCAGGCACTACAACAGTAGGTGATGTAACAATCACCGCAGGTGCAAATGTAAGTGTTACAGGTGTACAAGGTACAACAGGATTAGGAAGTGCAACTGTTACAGGGGACGCAAATGTTCCTATATCTTTAACACCAAGACTACGAAGTGGTTTAGGTAATGTAACAGTAGTAGAAGGTTCAGGAACTACTGTAAATGTAACAGGAGTAGAAGCACAAGGACAAACTAATGTATTTACTCTTGTATGGGGTGAAATAGATACTAATCAAACACCAAACTGGACAGATGTAACAACAACACAATCGCCTAACTGGACAGATGTAACAACAACACAATCGCCTAACTGGACGGAGATAGCAGCATGATAAAAATAGAAGCAAATAAAAAAGAAGATGGCACAGTAGAATGTGCTTACGAAGTAGAACTTGAATGTTTAAATTGTGGTATGAAAGTAGACGCTGAAGAATATAGTTTAGGCACATGCTCTGACTGTGGTGAAGCTTGGAACGAAAAACGTCACACTAAAGTATATGCTACAAGTATTCCAATGGAAGGACAATCGAGTTAAAATAGCATAAAATCAAGGATAAATTATGGCAAGTACATATTCAGATTTAAAAATTGAGTTAATTGGTACCGGTGACCAATCAGGTGTATGGGGTGTTACGACCAATACTAACTTAGGTACAGCAATTGAAGAAGCTATTACCGGTTCTGCTGATGTTAGTTTTTCTAGTGCCGACGTTACTTTAACTTTAACTGATACTAACACAACTCAATCAGCTCGTAATTTAAGATTAAACTTAACAGGCACTTCTGGTGGCGCTCGTAACTTAATTGTCCCAGCAATTGAAAAATTCTATATTATTAATAATGGACTTGCCGATACTGTTACAGTTAAAAATAGTTCTGGCACAGGTATTGCTGTTCCAGCTGGTAAAAGCACATTAGTTTATAACGATGCAACCAATGTAGTTAGTGTAATTACAGATTTAGTTTCATTATCCACATCAGGCGCTGATATTAACGGAGGAAACATAGATGGTACTACTATTGGTGCTAGTTCTGCAGCAGCAGCTACCTTTACCAATCTAACAGCAAGTGGAAGTTTAGCAGGAACCGCATTTAGTGACTATTTAGCTTCGCCTCCAGCAATCGGTGGTACAGCGGCGGCGGCGGGTACATTTACAGGAATCACAATCTCTGGTGGAACTTTAACAACACCGGCAACATTAACTTTCTCAACCACAGCAAGTGTAAGATTACCAAATGGTACAACAGCTGAAAGACCAGGCACTCCACTAGCTGGTATGATAAGGTATAATAGTGACAATACAAAGTTTGAAGGGTATACTACTACTTGGGGAAGTATTGGCGGAGGAGCCACAGGTGGCGGTGCTGATGAAGTCTTTCAAGAAAATGAATTAATAGTAACAACAAGTTACACCCTATCTACAGGAAAAAGTGCAATGAGTGTAGGGCCTATTACAATTAACTCAGGTGCTACAGTAACTATCCCAAGCGGACAACGCTGGGTTATATTATAAGGAAATTATATGTCGACTATAATTAACGCAGATACATCAGACGGATTAAAGTTTACCTCTGACACATCTGGTGAGATAAAACTACAGAGTGCTGGTACAGATATTGCTACAGTCAATAGCAGTGGTATTACAATGGCAAGTGGTAAAGATATGGTATCTACAGGTCATGTATTACAAGTAGTACAAGCACAAATAGCAACCGACCAAAGCACGACAAGCACTAGCTATGTAACTTCTAATTTAAGTGCATCTATTACACCAAGTTCTACATCAAGTAAAATATTAGTAATGTTAAATGGTGGAAATACTTTTAATAACACAAATGGAAACGATGTATTAGTTACTTTTTATAGAGATGGTTCAGCAGTAGAAACTGGACCGCATGCTTTAATTGAAAATACACCAGGAACAAATTCATTTAAAAGTAATTGGAGTGCTTGTTATTTAGATAGTCCATCTACAACATCATCTGTAACATATACTCCATACTACAAAGTAAAGGCTGGAACTGGTTATTTTAATCAAGCTACTGCTAGGATAATGCTTACATTAATGGAGATTGCAGGATAATGAATAAACACGAAGCAATATATAAATTATATACGAATGTTGTAACTATTAATGGTGATACAGCATATGATGCAAATGGTAACGAAGTATCATACGATGCTGATGCAGTTCAAAGTAAAATAGATTCTGAAGCATATAAAGATGATAGAGCATCTGCATATAAATCAATAATAGAACAACTAGATATGATGTACTGGGACAAAGTCAATGGCACATCGACATGGAAAGAACACATTGATGCAGTCAAGGCTGCACATCCTAAACCAACGGAGTAACTATGGCTCAAATTAATTTACAAGGCGATACATCAGGAAGTATTAGCATATCAGCACCTAGTGTAGCTGGAACTAATACATTAACGCTACCAGCAACAACACAGACACTAGCAACACAGAATGCTCTTGGTGTTCGTAACCTTATCATCAATGGTGATATGAGAATTGCACAGAGAGCGACAAGTAAAACTGGTATTACAAGTGGTGCATATTACACAACTGATAGATGGAGAACTGTTATAACATCTGGTGGAACTTGGACAGAAACACAAGATACAGATGTGCCAAGTGGACAAGGTTTTTCTTATAGTAGAAAATTTCAATGCACTATTGCAAATGCAAGTTTAAGTGCTGGTAGTGTTTTTGCTGACCAAACAAAGCTTGAAGGTCAGATGTTACAACACCTTAAAAAGGGAACATCCTCTGCTGAAAAATTAACATTATCTTTTTGGGTTAAGTCTAATAAAACTGGAACTATTATTGCAGAGTTTGAAGATATAAATAATGCAAGAACTATAGGTCATCAAGTAACCATAGACACTGCTGACACATGGGAAAAGAAAACTTGGACTTTAGATGGTGACACTACAGGTGCATTAGATAATGATAATGGTACATCATTAAATCTTAATTTTATCATAGTTGCTGGAACAGATTTTACATCAGGAACTTTAAATCAAGACACATGGGTGTCAAGAGTAAATGCTAATAGATGGGTAGGATGTGACAACTATGCAGACTCTATTTCCAACTACATCAACATCACAGGTGTCCAACTAGAAGTAGGTGATACAGCTACACCATTTGAACACAGACCATACGATATGGAATTAGCTAGATGTCAGAGGTATTATTCTGAATTAAAAGCAAGTAATGCTTACACAGGTTTTGGTGCTGGAGTTTGTCGCAGTGCAACCACAGTAA